GATTACCCGCAATTAAAACCACAGGACATAACTCACTACATTTATTAAGAAACCAAGAAACTAACATTGTTAACTCATTTGATATAGTAATCTTTTGGTGTACTATATCTCCCGCAATTACTATTCTACATTCTTCAAAAGATAAGTTGTTATCTTCTATATAAAATTTAACTTCATTGAGGAATTTGTTACAGACTTCTTTACATTCATTATGTCTATTATAGGTTCTAAAATGTAAATCTGCAATGTGAAATAATTTTTTTATCATATCTTAAATATAATGATTTTTTATTGAAAAGACAACGCGATTAGGCAGGAATTAGAGTAGTTAACATATTATCTACATGTTCACTATAATCTGCACATTTGATAACTTTATAATTTGGGTTGTCTTCATTAAACCAAACTAAATTACATCTACCTAACTTTAAGTTAGTATTTTTCTCAATTATTTTTTTATAGATATTAAGTTGTAATGAATATGTATTAAATTCACATTTATCTAACATCCATAAACACTCCTTCATTTTGTTACCATAATCATCCTTCATATTTAGACGAGTATTAGTCTTCCAATCCCATATCTCTAAAGTACCATATCTTTCATTCCAAAATAACTGATCCACCATACCACATAACATATAGTCTTTATCACCAACCACTAACTCTGATTTAATTGGTACTAACTTACCTTTAGCTACTGTATCATTATAAAAGTTATGGAAATATCCTTCCATAATTTTATATGTTTCTTCTATCTCACTAAAATCCAATCCTTCAGGACTTTTAGTGGGGTAAGGCATTATCTTATTATTTAGATAATTCTCAATATAATCGTGAAGTGTTGTACCTTCAAAAGTTGCATGATTGTTTTTATACTTCCATAACTTTTTGATGTCTTCTTCACTAGTACATTCCTCTGATGGTTTTGGTTTAGAGTAATCAGGTCTATCATACGGATCACCTTCCATAGGATAAAAGTTTTGTTTATGTGCAAACTTATCTGCCATACTTTTAGCCTTATATATATGTCCTTGTTTTTCTGCCCATTTATCTGGTTTATCTACATTAGATTCAAAGTCTTCTTCAAACTTATGAATGAAACCAGTACAGGATATTGTTTTCTCTCCATCAATATAATACGTATGAGGTTCGTCATAATATTTTATATTGTTGAATACGGATAATTCTTTAATAATCTCCATTTTTTGTATATTTATTATTACAAAGATAAGCATTTATTTTTAAAAAAACAAATGGAATTAAAAGACATTATAAGAAATACTACTGATACCCAACCGTTCAATAATTTTGAGATTGCAGTATTAAGAGAAATATATAGAACTTTGGATGGTAGAGTAAAAAGTAATAAAAAAACTGATATTAACCTTTTAATGGATTCTAATATAATAGGTAACTTAGCATTAGATAAGGATATACTTATGTATTTTTATGCTTTATATAAAAATAATTTATTCAATGTTTTAAATAAAGATGGTGATTTTGCTTCTATAGAAGAAGTAGTTGTACCACAAATGAAAGAGTATCAAATTAAATTTTATCAAAACGTAAATTCTTGGAGAGAAATCAAAAATACTGTCGTGTCAGATGATAGTGATACTGCCCTAGACGCAATGGATTGGGAATACGATTATGGTAATATGGTGAATCCAGAATTAACAACTCACATAGATGATGAAATACATCAAGGAGATTATGATGAGGTTTTTGATACAGATGCAGATGTATTACGAACTTTAAATGAAAGTATTAAGAATATATTAAGAGAGGAACTGAATACTGAAAAAGAACCGGTAATTTTTATTGCAGGTTGTTCTTCTGCAGGTGAATGTGGTAAAAAATATAAGTATTCACACCAACAACAAGGTAATATGTTACAGACTGCTTTAGGTGATAATTTTAATGTAATAACCCTATCACATGTACCCTCACCTTTATCAGAAATAAAAAAACATAATAATCCTTATGTAGTTATGTTTAGTGCTGGTGGTAAACACTCAGATAGGGTGGCAAACGAAATAAACAATAGCGAAAAAGACTTAAATAAAATTTATATTGTTGAGCCTTATACTTGTGGTTCAAACACTCTAAAAAAAGTTAACTCCGCAATAACTACGATAGGGAGTAATAATAATGTCTATGGTGGAACATCAAATTGTACAGGTAAAAATGTTGCGGGTAAAATAGATAGTGAAAGTAATCACTGGAGTGCCTTAACTACTGTTGGTAATGATATTAAAAAGACATATATACCCCCTATACCCCCTATTTCTACAAACCCCACATTAGATATTAATATACCAAATACAAACATTCCTATGGATAATACTTATGTGGCACCACCTTATTTAGGTATATACGAATCTAAAAAAAGAAAAATAAAAATTAGTGAGAGTCAATTATCCAAAATTGAGGAAGATTTAAAATACTGGAGTGTTAGTGATGCAAACCCAAACAAAAACAAATATGAAATGGGTGTGGAGTTAGAAGAAGAGGTAACTAGTATTCCAATATATAAAGATAATAATCCCCATAAAAGAGTGTATGAAAAAATGAGAAGAGAGTTTCCTGATACACCAGAATATGTTTTACAAGATTATTACAGAAATATCATACTAATGAGAGCACCAGGTCATCGTCCAGCGATGAAAGATATTTTAAACACTTATAATGGTGATCCAATACCATATATTAAGGGTGATGGAAATGGGTGGTGGTATAACTATTTAAAAGGTCCGTGGAAGTTACAAGTTTTAAACGTAAACCCAATGGACTTTGATAAACGTACAGTAAGAGCGTTTGAACAAAGAGATTTTGGTAATATAAATGCATACAACGTACCCAAAGATGAAGAACGAATGGACACTCAAATGAGTATGAGGAGAGATGATGGAATGAACGAACCAGTTATTATTCTACAAAATCCTGATGGTACTTATCAATTAATAGAAGGGTGGCATAGAACAATGTCTATATTAAAAATGGGTGATAAACCTACTGAAGATTATTATGATGAAGATGATTACAATGATGAATTGTGGGACGAAGAAACACCTACTGAGTTAAAAGATTGGGATAAAGTTAAACTCAGAGCATTTGTTGCACCAAATCCAGACTTTAAAGAAAAAAAGTGAACCGGGGAGGATTCGAACCTCCGACCGTCTGCTTAGAAGGCAGATGCTCTATCCAGCTGAGCTACCGGTCCAATATGTACTCGAAGCGGGAATCGAACCCGCACTCCCAAATGGGAACAAGATTTTAAGTCTTGCGTGTCTACCTATTCCACCACTCGAGCATCGAGTATGTTATTAAAATATTCAATAACATATTTAGCATATGAAGTGAGAACATCTCTACCTTCAAATACAAACATTTCTTTACCTTTAATTACTGCATCTTTATACTGTAATTTAAACTTATCTATATTTTCTAAACTAATCATACCTCAAATATAGTAATAATTTTTTACTAAAACAAATTAATTGTAAGTTTTTGATATTACATCTAAAAATAAATCCGTATAAGAGTCCACTTTATTAGGGAAATTACGTTTCATACGTTTTGCCCAATCTTGTGCCCACTCATAGGCGTGTTCTTTTTGTTTTTCCGTTATACAACTATTAACAACTTTATTAACATAATTAAACTGTTCTCTTAAATTTAACATATTTTATTATTTAAAAATTATAGTATATAATATTGAATGTATCCCTTTTAAATGAACGGGATCTATTAACAATCTAATTTTCTTCATTAGTCTATACCTTTTTATTAATCTAAACTTATTAGTTGTGTGATATTCCTCTATTATGTTTTGTAATTCCATATTGTAAAAATAAAAAAAATATTTTACTTTACCAAATGTTTTTTAAAATTTTCTAAATATTTTTTTATATTTTCTGCACCCACAGGATTTGCAGAATGTACCAAATAAAATGGTATATCTTTACCTTCATCTAAACAATATTCACACAACCATCTACAAGCATCATATCCCGTTTTTTCTTTAAGACTACCATAATTAATATCACCCTTTTGATTTTCTGGTAAATATGCATCATACGACAAATCATGATCGAAAGATATGTGAGTTGGTAAACCAAATTTATTAATTGCGGAGATAAACTGATAATAATCTCTCACTATAACCCAATCGTTATCACTTTCATATAATGGATTAACTGTTAATTTAAATACACAATAAGGGGTCCTGATATCATCGAGAAATAGTTTATAATTTTTCATATCATAAATGTACGAAAAAATTTTAACTATAACAAAAAAAAATAAGAAATAATAAGGTTAATTTTAGGACATAGGTGAAAATATTTTATTTAAAAAAAGACCCGCTGGTTTGGTCCTACGGTATGCCCTCCAATAAGCTTTTTTATCTTCTTCATCCTCAGAATTTTTCCAATCGTCAATTGTATTATATTTTTTAGATATATTTATTAGATCTTCCTCAGTATCCAAATAGTTTTTATGATGTTTCATATGAGAAGTTACATCTTCCCAAAATTCTTTACCTCTTTTATATGCCTGCCAGTAAGTAAGTCTATCATCATTTTTCCACTCTGTCTTAGTTTTATATTTTAAAGCAATTTTTCTTAGAGTGTCGTCTGAGTTTAAATACTTCATACCTAAAGCACCTGTTTTAGCAATATTTAAAATTTGCCAACCATTATTCATATACTCAGTCTCATAAAAAGACTCTAATTCTTTAGCCTCTTTAAACCCAACTTTTTCTGGTGTAAGTTTTTTAAGTTTAAGACGTAGTTGTGGGTTACTTTCTAAAAACTTACCTACTGCGGTTTTTTCTTGTTTTTTGCTATAAGAACAACTATCTGTTGTGTGTTCCAAATGTCTTCTATCAATATCACAAGACAACCCTATATATGCTGCTTTTGGTTTATCACCATCCGCATCAGTAAATTCATAAACATATATATCTTTTTCACCAAACCAACCAGCAGGTTCCATATCAGAAGTTAATTCTCGCCAAAATTTATTTCCCTCACCCTCATTATCTGTGTTCATAACCTTTACCCTATTCTTTGCTGCAAAATAACTATTTTTATCTACACTATTTAACCATTCTTTTATAGTTCGATATTTTTTTGCTATCTTAATTAATTCGTCATTGGTGTACTTAACCTTTCTTCCAATTTTGTGAAATCTTGAACTTAATCTCCTATCATAAGACTCTCTTTCTTTAATTTTTTTAAATTGGTTTTCAGTTATAATAATCTTCATAATTATAAATATTTTGTCAAACCAAAAAAAAACATATTATAATAAACTTTCTTTTATACGTTTTGCGGTAGTAATTAATTTAATTACACCCTTACTACCTAATTTTTGGTGTACGTCTGATAAATCAAATCGTTTAGGCATATATACCATTAGTACCCTTCCATTCAATTTAGTACTATCTAATTTTTTATATAGGTTAATTGCGTCTTTTTCTGCATCGTTGTCTAAAACTATTATGACTTTGGCGGAAGCATTATCTATTAATTTTTTAAATAACAAATCATTTAGTACTTTACCCAACATAGGAATACTATTTGGTAGGGTGATATGATCGAATACACCTTCTACTAAATAAATGTTAGAATCCCAATTAATTTTTCCTTCATTAAATATAATATCCATTTTAGATACTTCAGGATTTTTATACTTTAGTTTAGTGTATTTTTCAAAACTCCTACCTAAAAAATAATTTATCTTACCTTCACTGTCATATGATGGAAATATAATTCTATTTCTGTAATCTCCTACGTTAGCGTAACCTAAATTATATTTTTTAATTAAGTCTATCCCTATATTTCTTTTACTAAGATATTGTAGTGCTTGTTGATACCCACTATCATTCCTTTCTATAGTTAGTGGTGTAAAATTTTTAGGTAATCCCGTTATAACCACCTTTTCTTTGTCTACTACAACCCTTTTATTATCAGGTATTACTAACTGATATTGTTTCATATGGTTTTTATTACCATACTTCCTAATAAGTTTATTAAGTGTCCCATGTGTACCATAGGTTTCTGAACAAGCCCAACATTTATAAACATGATGATAGTAATTAACTTCTAAATTACCTTTACCATCTCCACAGTCTAGTCCTTTAATTGATGAACATACAGGACAGTCAAAAGATATCTGACTTTTGTTTTCATAATGTTTTTTAGAATTACCTAATACATCTTCTAAGATTTCTACAACTAATTGTGACATTTCACAAATATATGAATTTTATTTTAAAAATCCAAATTAATTCCAGTCTCCACATTTTCTCATACCACCTAATACACACGCATATGCATCAGTCATATCATAATTTTCTTTAGTTAATTTGTTGTGTTTATCGTATATCCATACTACTTGTGGTTCTATCTCACTTACTTTTTGATGTATTATCACTTTTTTATCAATATCATATGGTAAACCCCCAAATAAAACTGGATTTTTCTTTTCTATTTCTTTGTCTGTATATCTTTCACCTGATTTTTTAAATAACCTAACTTGCATTAAATCTGGGAAAGCAAATTTTCTAGCATCGTAAGATGAAACAAATTCAGGTACTATGTTTAAAACCTCATACACTGACCTACATATCATACCATTAAATCGTAATAACGTTGCTACAGTATTTACATTATTAGATCTTAATAAAGGTTCTTCAATAAAAACCCTATCAATTTCAATATCACTATATTTTTCTAAGAAATCCTCTTCAAATATTTGAACCTTTTTTATTAAAGTTTCTATATTATTTTTAGGTTTAGGTTTAACTTTAGGTGTTATATGTGTTAACAATTGTAATTTACCATTATCACCTTTATCTTCAAAAAGTGCTATACCTATAGTTTTTGTGGACACATCTAGCCCTAGAATTCTACTCATTATAAAACATTTTTTTAATTAAAGTTTTTACACTTCATTTATAAAACAACTTGTACATCAAATATTACAAAATCGTTTTTCTTTTTAATAATTTGTCTATCTACTTTTCCGATAGCCAATACTTCTCCCGTTACATCAGTTATACCAATTTCTGTTATTCTAACATCATCATTTAAATCAATTGTACCATTATTAGATCTAAAAAATTCTCCTCTTCCTGCAATACAAATAACATTTTGTACTAAGTTATTAACAACACTATCTACAGTAGTATTAAAAGTACCACCTGAATAATAATATAAACCTAAATCATTAGTTATTATACCAGTTTCTGTATCACCACTAAAATCAGTTGCAATATTATTTACAATTGTTGGATCGGTGAATGCTAAAATTCCTTTATCTAAATATGCCACACCAATAACGTTATCTTTATTAATTCCTGTAGGTCCAACGGTTTTAGTATTTATAAGTTGTTTATTATTTACACTAAAAGGTTTTACTTGATCGTATCCTGTAGACCAACTCTTAGTTAAATCGTCATTAGGTCTTTGTACATTATCAGAAACCATATAACTTACAGGAAAATCTTTCCCAAAAATACCTTCAGTAAATACTGAACCATCTTTATATCTACCATCTAACTGTACTAAACTAAATTGTGCACTATTAACAAAAGTTGAATAACAATCATAGGTTGTGATACCTGTTGCTTCACCACCAGATGTATAACCGGTAACTATTGGTAAAGTTGTTTTTATAGTTTTACCATCAATCAATTCACCATAACTATCGTTATCTATTATCGCCATTAAAACTTTATCTGTAGCTAATCCACTAAATGCAGTGTCTGACCAACCACCGTTGGTTGATGTAGTTCCCGTAAATATTTTCTTTTTAGATTCTAAAATCGGTAACCTTAAACTTTCAAAATAATTGGTAAAAGGAGAAGTATTATCTGTCTTATCAATTAAAATATAAGTTAAATTACTTCCACTTACTACTGTTTCCCCCAATGGTACTGTAGTATTAACAATAACATTGGACCCTGACTCAACCGATTTAATATTTATCTGTGTATTGTTTAAATAAAGTTTATTTTTAATTCCTACACCTACATCTATATTATCATTTGTTCCACCATTTTCACCTAAATCACCACTATTTGAAGGTACTAACCCAGATGTTAATAACCCACTAGTCCTATAATTTGCATCAGAATCTCCTAAAACAAAGTGTGTTAGTATCTGATTACTTTGAGTTAATAATCTTTCTCTACCAGCTAATGTTAGTTTTGCCGTTATTGATACCGTATTCGCTGAACTGATTAATCCCATTTCTTTATAATTTAAAAATCAATTGTTAGTTCAATAGAGGCAGTACTACTATCCGCTATTCTTATTGGTCTAGATAATTTACCTACCATTACTAAATTACCATCACTATCTAAAATACCTACTTCAGAAATAAATCTATCCTCACCTAAAGTATATGAAGTGTTACAACTAGTTGGTAATTGTGCCCCATCTACATTAATTGTAAATAAAGTTTTATAGATAGTCGCACCTATAAAAGTTCTTAAGTTACCATAAAATAATCTCTCATCCCCAAAATTTAATTTACCATAATTTTCCCCTTTTGGTAAATCTAATTCAACACCTAAATTAAATGTATTCCCACTAGCATTATTATATTGACTACCTTTAAGGATGAATCCAGTGTTAGCACTATTTTGGTTTTCTAATAAAACTGGATTAATTGTTTCTCCTGAATTACCGGTAATATTATTACTAGTATAATTAATTTCTCTCCATTCTGATGGATTAGGTCTTGTTTGTGTCGACTTATTTATTTTTTGACTTAAAAGAACGAATTTATTAGCGTAAAAACCATAACCGTCATAAGATGAAGATTCTAATTTTCTCATATAAGGTAACTGATTAATATTATTAATTCTAAATTGTAAATCTTTATCCGTAGATGTATTATTATCTAAAATAGTGTACCTTTGACAAGGTAATACTGAAGTAAACCCACTGTTTCCACTAAATTGTAAACCGTATGTTAAAAACATAGTTTCACCCGCTTCTAAACAACCGCTACAGTCCCCATCTACTGATGGTATAAGGCTGGCAGATAGATCGGGTAACGTATAATTTCTATTAGACTTATAAGACATTGCTGCCAATAATTCTTCATTATCTATTACAACTATTTTTAATTGTGGAAATACCTTACCTACCGCTAATGGTGCATCAGGTGTAACACTCATAGTAGGATCTTCGATTAAATCATAATATTGTATATCTGTTTGATTTAATTCTTTTTCTATTGTATCAGTAACAAATGTCATACCTAATGTTGTACCACTTCCTGTTACTTCGTTTCTTCTATGCCAAAGGATAGGAATATCTAAATTTAACAATTTACCACTATTTCCATCTATATTAAACATTTCTCCATAAAAGTTAGAAATACAACTATTAGTATAATGAATAACTGAAATACCTTTTATAAAAGGATCCATATAACTTACGGATAACATATCACTACTCAAATTTATTTGTGGTGTTTCGTTATAGAGTAAATATTGTTTTGTTCCTGCGTATTGTTCCGAGCCGAATAAATCATGACTATGATAATTTTCACTATTATCTCTAAATTGTCCTGCCATATTTTCAGTCCACACATTATTCATATTCCACACAGGTATATTTTCTACACAAATATCACAACTACTATCAAAAGAAAGTGTTCCTGTATTCCAATATGATGATAATGATGGTAATCCATAATATGTATCTTCGGGATCATCTCCACCAGGTAAAGTATAATATGTAATAACTGTTCCCGAAAATCCACTAAAAGTTGGTAGTTCTCTGTCCACTTTAATTGTGGATCCACTTATACTAGTTATATTATAAACTTGATTTACTGTAGCTGCAGTCATTGTTGGTGTAGTAATATCACCTAATGTAGGATTACTAAATCTAAACATTATAAAATCGTCTTCACTTGTGGCAGTTAACGTAATACCACTTAAAACTCCTTGTATAAATGGTGTAGTATCAATTTCACCCGTAAAATTACTTAAATCAATAGTACCACTCTCTTTGATAAATCTTTCTGAAGTTTGTGCAGTTAAACCCTCACTAACAGTTGATCCAGAAAAGAATCCTCTATCCGCAGCTTCATTACTTACCACACCTTTAATTAATTGTAGACTACTACTACTATCAATGGGTTGTATAAAATTGTTATTATTATCTAATAAAAAAGATGTTAAAAATGGTTGTTTATCTTTAGGTCGTAATACTTTAGAATAAATATTTTTAGTTACAGAACCATCACCACCATAAAAATAAAATTCTCCTGTGGAGGCGTTACTTTTGGGGACAAACTCTTTCCACCCTTTTACGTAGTTATAATCTACTTCTGAATCACCCGCAATCCAAGAATTATAAGTTAATTTTCCTTGTGCTAGTTGTTCTCTACCAATGTCGGTTAACTTAACTCTTACTAATGCAGTATTTTGTTTATTTATATAACTCATTACTAATTCTTATTTTAATATAAATATGCTCAATGTAAATATTATTAATAAATATTTCCTCTATTTGTGACAATTTCTATAGGAATTGTCGTACTATAGGTAACACTTGTTATTATTTCCCCAACAATAGGTGTATATAATTTTTGGTTTTTAACTCTATAAATTAATTTATCACCAGCAACCGCTTCACTTAAATCAATAATCAAAGAATAATTATTTTGTCCTAATACATAAGGTGTAGATGCAATATATTTTACGTCCTTAAAATCTTCGTCACTTACATCTGTAACTTCTATAGTAAATAATCCTTCTTGACATATTGTAGGTGCATTAGGTATTACCCAAGATAACTCAGGTTTATTTGTTTCCACACTTCCAAATACACCACTAATAGGATTAAAAAACACTTGAATTAAATCACCTTTTTTAATTTCTACTAAAATTATTAGTCTTCTAGGATCTGTATCTGATCTCATATACTCTATATTATATGAAAGTTGGTTACCATTTAAAGTTAACCCTACATCACCTATTGCATCAACCGGTAAATAATACTCATATGTTTGTTGAGTAGTATTATAATATAATTTATCTTCTTTCCCTTGTTGTCCTGTAGGTCCTGAAGAAATAGGTTCAGTTACGGTATAATTATCAATTGATAATTCATTTGGATTACCGTCCTCCACAAATGCTAACGTAACCATTCTATCTGCTAATGTTGGTGTAAAAAAGTCTATATAAAATGCATTAGGTGTGTCTGTATTAGCACTATATTCAACCCCTTTTGATTGAATTACCCCATTATAAGACACTAAGGGATCTGATAAAGAGTTATAAAAAAATCTAGTGTCTCCAGATTCAGTTTTAAATGAAGTTACTCTTAAATTACTGATGGTATTAGGTTCTCCTGGCTCATTAATGAAGGTTGGTTCGTCCGCTTCAAAAAGATTTAAAAAGTACCAATCTGTTTCGGGATTATATAAATTATATTCCGTACCTCTTTTATAGTTATTAACACTATTTCTTCTTCTACCTAATTCTTTTTGTATTAATGTTTTAATCGGATAATCAAAATATCCTTTTATTATAAATTCCCCCTCATCTATTTCATTTAAAGGTATTGTTAATGTAGTACCACTTTCTCCACTAAATAAAGTATAATCAAAATCCTCTACTAAAACGGGATTATCATTAAATACACCTCTCTCACAATCAAAAGAATAAATTTCTGCAGTGAAATTCAATTTATTTGGTTGTATGACATTTGAAACGTCATTTAATATTAAGTCAAACTCAAAAGGAGTTCTATCACGATCACTTATATAAACATATCTATCACAAGATAATGTCTTACTAGTTATAACATTTGGTAATCCCCATGTGGACGTAATACCTGTACTGATACCTGTTAATGAAAACCCTTCTTCTTCAAAATTACATTGTACCCCTAATCCGTTAGGTCTATGTATAATGTGTAAAAAATCTTTTAGATAATCAGCAACATATATTTTTTCATCAGGACCCATTTGTAACGCACCTAAACTAGCAGTAATAGGTAAGTCAGCCACAATAATACTATTATCTACCATTTCAGTAGAAGAAGTGTAAGTTAAATCATATTGTATTATTTTATTAGATGCACCATCACTTACATAGAATTTAGAAGAATCGGATGAAAATTCTAAACCATAAGGTCCGTTTATAAAAAATGTGTCACCACTTATTAATAACTCATTAGACAATGTACCACCTGTATTATTAAAATCTAATACTTGAATTAGGTTCTCATCATAAAATAGTGAAACTAATTTACTACTATCTGGTGACGTTTTCATATACCCCCTATTAGTATTATATGTAGTACCTGTATCACTTATTACTGCAGATGCTATACCACCACTCTTTACCCTAAACGAATAAAATTTAGAATCTCCACTAGTGTGTGTTATAACCCAATAATCAGTTTCATTAAAATGAGAACAAGCGGTAACTTTTTCACAAATAGGGGTACTAATTAAAGGCATATTTTTAAAAATAATTTTACCATCTCCACCTGCCCTATTCATATCCACTAAACTATATTCAAAACCATTAGGGTTACCTTCAAAGTCAGTAGTAAATATATAATACTCATTACTATTTGGTCGAGGTACGATTATACTAGATTGGGTAGAAGTACCTGAACTTCTCAAATTAGCCCCTTGTTGCATAATAGTATTAGCACTAGTAAAAACTGTTTCACCATCAGTATAAAATAATAAATTACCTTCTTGATTAGATATACTACTACATCCTTCTTGTGATACTACTGCACCACTTATCACAACAGGTGTTGCCCCACTTTTTATGGGATCGAAACTTATACCAGCTCTCTGCCCAAACAACCAATTATAATTTAATCTATCATAAGTATATTCATTATTATCAAAAGTTACTGGACCACATAGTGTGTCATTACTACCGGAAATAGGTATTTTTCGTGTTCCTCTAGGTGTAAATTGTGGATAATCAAAACCATAAACATCTGATCTTTCTTCATGTGAATACTTATCTTCATTACTTACAGGCTCCCAACCTAAATAAATCTTTTTTTCACTTATTGCACCATAATGTTCATAAGTTTTACCACCATCTATATATTGCATAGGGATATTTGCAAAAATTTCTTTATCAATTAAATTTTCATCTTCATCTAATTCGTAATTAAAAAAACATAATTTGTTAATAGGTGCATCAGTTAAGGCGGTATTACCCATACTTTGTGGTACGGGCTTAAATATTAAATTTTTAACCTGTGAAAGATCATCCATAAAATATGCCCTATTAACTGTAAATAATGAAGGGGATAAAGAACTAGCTAGATAGTTAATATTTAAATTAATATCTACTTCAGTTCTAACCTCGTTTTCGGTTACTACTTTACCATTAACACTAATTGGGTTTATTATATTTGCCTTTATATTCGCCATTATTTATAAATATATTTTATTTTATAGTTTTTTATTTTATTCTAAACAATCAATTATTAGTTGATCATCTTGATCCCATTCATTATCTCCCACTACCGTAACATTACCTTCATATTCATTAGTTTCATATATTTGTGTTATAAACGCAGTATTATAAGTTGTTATATTTGTTGCAGTTGCATTTTCTCTACATTTTTTATACTTTTCTTTTAAAACATTTAAATATTGTAATAAACTATTATATTCAGAGTTTGACGTACAACCACTACTAACACTATTATTTTCTAAATTAATTAACTGTTGTTGTATCATTTCTATTTCAACACTTAAAGAATAACAATCATTTTTAGAATCTACAAAATTCTGTTGTGATAATTTTTCTTTTTCTGCTAACTCAATACACTCACTATTTTTTACTACTAATTCTTCTTTTAATTTATTAATTTGATTATTTAAATCTTTTTCACTTTTATTTATTACACTTAGTTGTGTTTGTAAATTATTTAACTGGTTTGTTAAATTATTTATAATTGTACTATTTCCTGTATTAGGATTGTCGTTAACATTGTCACCTACATTTGGTGTCTTTCCGTCACCTGACGAAGGTAATCTATATTCATCGTTTGGTGTTTTACCTTCGGGTGTCATAGGATTTTTACCTATATTAGGATTCTTACTAGTATTAGGATTCTTACTAGTATTAGGATTCTTACTAGTATTAGGATTCTTACTAGTGGGGGGATTCTTACTAGTAGAAGGATTAAAAGGGTTAGTAGACAAAGGTGGACTAACACTTTTGTTACTATTACTTTTACTACTAATTACTTTTATTTTAGATGATTTTCCCATTTTTATTTTTTTTAACTTCTACTACTTCTACTATTTTTTTTATTACTACTTTGTTTATTTCTTTTTTGTCTTGCTTGTGTTGCTTTTTGTTTTTGTTCCTGATTAAGTTTATTTTTTATACTTTCACTTTGTTTTTCTTTTTTATTTGTTTGTTCTTCTTTTCTTTTATTTTCTTTCTGTTCTTTCTTTTGTTTTGTAGGAATATTTTTTGCTTTTTGGTTATTTAAATCATTTTTTACTGTACTTATTGCTAATTCTGTAGAATTTTTTTGTTGTTTTAATATATTTAATTGTTCCTCTAAGTTTGTTATTTGATTCTGAATTAATATTTTTTCTTCTTCACATAATTTACTAGATTCTGGTAAACACCCACCACCTAAACAAATATCCTCTACAGATATTTCTACGCTTTGTTGTCCTATAGAATCTTGTGTTACACCACTTACTTTACAATTATCATTAACATCCATATAATTTAAGACATATTTTTTATATACAAATTTATTATTATCAAAAATCGTATTTCTATAAACTTTACCAGAATTATCACAACCTTCCATAATTGTTGTTGATGGTATCACTTGTTCTATTAATTCTAACCAGTAATCACCTATTAGATCCATAAATTGGAAAAGATTATTATATGTTAGTTTTCCACTGTGTTGTTCACCACAACCATTAGCTCGTAAATAAAGTTCGTAAAATAATTTCAATGTAGGATAACCACTAATTGTTTGTCTGTTTTGTGCGTTAATCAAATTACTTTGTACCATTTCGTCAAACACCTCTTTTACTTTAATTTTAGATGGGGGTTGTTCTAAGAAATCCAATGGGTTAACACATATTGTTTTGTCTACTACTTCACAAGTTACCCCACTACTATTTCCACTAAATGAAGAATGAGTGGTATTACCACAATGTGTACAATCTCCTTCATCATTTAAATCTATCCAAGTACATCCGCTGATTGAATTATTCCATATATAATTTTTATCTAAGTTAAGTCCGTTTTTACCACTACTTGTTAGTATAGTATTTAGATTTGTACAACACTCAGAAGTCATACCAGAAGTTTGGTTGAATGTTTGTGCAGACACACCATTAATAATTTCTATTATTTCTCCACCACTATAAGGTGTTGTACCGCTATATACATACAAACCAAATAACGAAATAGTTCCATCCCCTTCTTCTACAATTAATCTCTGATCACTATTTAAAGTTTTTCTATCCCCAATAACCAATGTTTGTGTGTTACAATCATTATCCACTATATAAAGTTCTTCGATACTACCACCCTTTTCAATTAAATCCCAATATCCTGCACTTAGTGATGAAGGATAATCTGCAGTTAATATATAATAATTTTCTTTTATGTCTTCTACAATATTCTCTAATGACCTATTATAAATCTTACAATCACTTAACATACTACCTACTGAAGTAGTAGATAATGTTAATTCATAATTTTGTGTTGATTCACCAGTGTATGTAAATACACCCTCGTAGGTAACACTCTCACCACTACTACAAGACGATGGACACTCATCACAATTAATATTTTTCCAAAAATTGTAAACATCACATTCAATAGATTTAGACGGATCTATCTGAAATGCTGCAGACTTAGAATTTATAATTAAGTCAGAGTGATTGAAATCGTATTCCGTATATCTATATTCTAAATTTTGCCATAACCTATTTTGTGTAGTTATTTCTAATGGTGTTGCACATGTAACTTCATTTTCTACACACTTACCGTCAGGTAAATTTTTAACTGGTTTTATACTATCCCCAACATATACCCAAGACTTTCTATTATCTATAGTACAATTTAATTTAGGTAAACCATCACCCTGTGTATTATAAAATGGAAATATATCGTAAGTTTTATAATTTATTTGTATATTATCAATTAATAAACATACATCACACTCGTAGTTTTCTAACATTAACGATAAAAAGAATTGTTTATCTGGATATGCACCATTTAAATTATCTAATACGTCTTGTGGTATTTTTAATTCAAAGTTTTGCCATTTAGGCTCAAATATAGCATTTAACCCACTATAACCTTGTTCTGACAATGCCACAGTTATTGAATCTTCTAATAAATTACTATTATAATCTGAACCACCTATTACAACACCACTATAATTTTGTGGATTAAACCTCCATATTGGATTAGTATTTGACATAATTGGTAATGTTGTCAAATTACTTACTACCTCGTTTTCTGGTATAGAACCTATAGTATTATTATCTACTTCTAAATTAAAACTTAATGTAAGTTCATCCATATATTCAAACGAAGTTGCCATTTTATCTTTAACAAATTCTAAATATTGATTGTATCTTGTTGTATACCAATCTTGATATAATACCTCCGTATCATAATATATGTCATTTCTAGTTTTAGTTAAACTTCTAAGTAGTTCTTGAACCTCTTCTAAAGTTTCTTTACAACATTTGTTTTGAGTGGTATTACGTAATTGATTTTCTAAATTATTTTTTACAGTTTTAATATCTTTTATAATCTCTTCTTTTTCTTTTTGTTCTTTTTTGTACTCTTCATTTATCTTTAACCTGTTTTTTTGTATTGTACCTAATTCTTCTTCAAGTTCTAGTTTTTTAATTTTTAATTTATTTGAGACGGCTTTTTGTGTACTTAATACTCTATTAACTTCTACTTTTTGTGGTGCAGTTAAATCAGTAGTATTACCCTTTCTTATCGTTGTACTATCAACATTTAATATTTTTGAAACTATATCAACATTTTTCTTAATATCGTTTTCTTGTTCTTTAGTTGATCTTAAAATATCATTTTCTTCATTTATATCTTCACAGAAAATAGTACTTTGTAATTCATTTAATTTATCTAAGGTTATATCATATTCACTATTAAGTCTATTTTTTGTTACTATATCGTTATTAGCTTCAGCCTTACTTAATTCATCACTAATTACATTACTTTTAACACAGTTTTGGAATAATTCTTGATATTTTTTCAACTCTTTACCTAATTCCATTTTTTTATTAGATAAACAAGTGTTGTATGCAGTAAATACAACATCTGGATTGTCAGATACATTGTTGGTTTGATTTCTACAAAATTCTTCTATATTAAAATTTTCTATAATTTTAATTTGATCTTGATAAAGATTACAATCTATCTTCGGTAAATTTTCTTCTTTTACTGAATCTATTGCCGTAGTTACTTCTACAATATCATTTATTTGTTTATCAAGGTCTCTTACTTCTCTCTTTTTTAGTGAATGTTTAGTTTCTAAATCTACAATACTTTTCTTAAACTCTTTTTCTTTTTTATTTTTTTCTACTTCTTCAGATATTTGTTCTTTATCTGTTTCTACAATAAGATTACTCATTCTTAGGTTAGCATCGTTACATATTGTTAATTCCGCCTCCATTAATTTTAATTGGTTGATTAATTTCCAATATTGTTTTAATACTTCACTATATGAACCTATTAATTGAGGGGTTAATAACGCACATACATTAGGGGTAGTTATAATTTGTTCGAAATCATCACAATAATTTTCACCTCTAAATGTTACATAATCAACACAAGATTCATCCATAATATTACTTACTAATTGATTGTCATCTAGAAGGTTTTTAATAATATTTTTAAAATCATCGTCTACCCAACTTGAAACATTACCATTTACATTAATTGCATTAACATTACTCGCAAATTCTTCTTTAATTCTTCCCACATTTTCTTCATTCACTTTACCCCAATTAGAAATAGGTACTAATGTACCACCATACGCACTACAACATTCATCTGATTCAGTAACAGTTTTTTGAAGTCCTGGTGTTTGCCATACTTGTATATTATTACTGTCCCAATACGGTATTAAATTAGGTATTCCATCTTTATCTGGCTTAGTTAAATCTAATGTTTCACCTTCCAACGGTACAATATCGGTATCGATATGAAGAATATTATCTTTTAATGTGTTTTTAATTTGTTCACCTTCAGTAAACACTATAAAGTTTCTACAATCTAAATTATATATACTGTTAGTATATAAATCTAATGGTATCGGACATGAATCTATACCCGCACACGCAATTAAGGATTCCGCATTATATTTAATCATATAATCAAATTTAATGGTTACTTCATTGCTTTCATTATTGGTGGGTAAAAAGAACCCATCACTACCATTACTACCTAAAATTAGTTTAACATCTTGTGTGTCTTCACAAGATATATGAGATTTGTCTACACAAGAATCTATAATAGAACCATTTGTGAAGTTGTTTGGTTCACCGTTATAAGGTACTAACTGATTAGTTTCAGGATTTATCTGAAATTGCCCAAAACCATAACCTTTACCTAAACAACATTCTTTATATAAATCTGCCCCACTATCTTTAGTGGCGTTCCAATCCAATGTAGTCTTACTATCTTCAACAGATACAAATGTTATTCTACCATATTGGTCAATATTATCAAGTTTCCATTTAGTAATATCTTGAAAGTCTGGATTACCAAAAGGAGAACCAAAGTCAGTATTTACTTCACCATCTTTACCTCCTATGTTACCTTTACTATAAACTCCTTTAGTATTAGACATTACAGTAATAGTGTCTCCTTTACTTTTTACTGCATTTAAATTAGTTCCTTCTTCATACTTAGTATAACCTTTACTAGTGGCTGGTTTAATTGTTCTAGTATTCTTTAACTCATTTTTTTGTTTTTGAGTATTTAATTCAATTTTCCTTTGTTCTAAATTTATTCTTTCTAAACGTAATTTAGATTTTTCTTTACCAGTTATAGTCCTACTATTATCAATCTTTTTAGTAACTTCTCTTTGTTGTTTTTCAACCTTTTTTATTTCTTTTTCAATACTTTTTTGAGGGTTATTTAATTCACTTTTACCTCCCTTTGAGGGTTTAGTAATTGTTGGGGAAGTATTAGGTCTTCTACCATCAGTGTCATATATTGGTTCTGTTGGTTGTGGATCTGGCATCTCATAATCATCTTGATCTATAAAATCACCATTTTTATCTCTACAATAAACTACGGTTGTAATAGTGCCATCTTCATTTCTTTTATTTACATAATAATGATCAAAACCATAATATGCACAACATTCTACCGTAGAATCATAAGTAGTATTAGTACCATCACAATCCACAGGAGTAAAATATTTTTCAAAGTTAGTAACCGGTTGTGCGTTTCTTACGGCTTCCACATATTTTTCTAATGATAATTGAGGATTATTTACTACCTCACTACTATAAAGTTTTTCATAATTAGGGAAAACAGTACCATTAAGTTTTTTTATGTAATTAATTGCACTTAAACCCTTAAATGATAAAGTAATGCCTGCAACATTTGAAATATATCCCACAGGATTAGTGTCTTTATCATAAATAACAAATTCTGCAATCTTATCTCCTATCTTAGTCGAAAATCCGTCTAATTCGGACTCGTCTTCAATAAAACCAAAAAACTTTTCTCCCTCTTCAGTTAACTGAAAACAACCCGATATTTCAAATTCATTACAACCAGTATTAGTACTAATTTGTGTTAAAATTTCTTTCCTAACTTTAGTAGTACAATCGGTTAAAAATTTAATTCTTTCTTCTTCACTTCTAAAAGTTTTACTTTTGGCTTCATTCAAACACTTTTCTTCATATTGTGGAAGTGATGTGTTATCAGGTTTAATTCGTATTATATTATCAGGAACAACATTTAATCCTTCTAATTGCCATAAAATTGCTTCTCCCGTATTTTCTATTGGTATACCGGGACAAGGAGGTTCTGTTGCACAAAAGAATGATTCTTCATTTTGTTGATTAGTGTATGTAAAATATTGTCCTCCTGCTGCTACACAACACTGAGGAAACTCATCAAAATTAACTTGTGTACCTTTTTCATCAGTAAAATAAATAATACCATTATCTTCTACCATAGTGTAAAAATCACAAGGATTTTCAATTACTTTAATACCATCACAATCCGTATTTATACAAATTTCTAACGCCTCATTATTATTACCATTCCTACTATTTATCTCTCTATTTAAATTATTTTTAGCAATGATATAATTTTGTTGTACTCTAAACCATTCAGGTGAATATATTAATTCACATTTTTCTTTTATATCCTCAACCCATTGGTCATATTCTAGTTTTGCATTGTTACATAAATCTTGAAATAATGTTGTACCACCCGAAACAGGTGGGGAAGTGACTACTGAAAATTCTATGTCTAATCCTTCAGTAATAATTTGATTGTTTAGTGGGTTAATTGGTGTAATATATAAAATGTCCCCATCAGATGTTCCATTTATAAAACCATCGTTATAATTTAAAAATTGATTTTGATATATAGTATTCCCAGTTAAAGTTATAAAATCACTTTTTATTTGATTAGGATAAATAGATGTGATAAATTGATTCATATAAAATGAACCTCCATCATATTTACCTTGATGTGGGTTATTACCTTCACGAATATCTATAGGTGGGTTCAATCCACCTGTTTCTCTATACCATCCACCTGCTTTTTGAAACCAAGTTGTATCAAATATAGGATTATTTTCACTATCAAAACCTATTATAACATCTTCCCCATTTGGTATTGGAAGTGGATAACCATCACTATCAAAAGGTAAATCTTTTATGTCTGAACTTCCCGTATAAATGTATAACATACTTTGAAGTTGTGGAATATTAACAGGTTTATCTGCCACTACAATATATTCATTAAAATTAACTAATGACTCTGGTGCCCCTATAAATCTAAATAAAAATTCTATAGCTTTTCTAGCACCTTTACTTTTCCATAACCAAGCCACATTCAAAATTAATCTTCTATATAATTCAATATCTATTTCTTCTAAACTCATATTAGTAGAAGTACCACTCATTAAACCTTTACCATTACTAGGTAAAATATTTTTTAGAATATTTACATCGGTTAAAAAATTAAAATCACCAAAACCTAACATATTAGCTAAATCTTTAACTAAACTATCAGGTGTATTATTATTTTTATTATAGGTAATAACATGTGAAAATTTTATCCCATCGATATATTTCTTTACCTCATCAAACTCAACACCATATATCCTTAATAATTTATTTGCTTTAGCCCCATCTAATTCTAAATCTTCACTACCATCACCAGAAGGTAAAGTATCAAAACCAGTTATTACTTCAGCAGTATATTTTCTTTTTATTATATCAGTTTTAAACTTGTCTAAATTCTCACCAATATCTATTATTGTATTAAGATAAGTTATATATAAACCGTCAAATAAATTTAGATTATATCCATCATTTAATACTGGAAATGTAACTTTTTCTTCGCTAAATACTATTACCCCTTGTTCTGTTTCTTTAGGTGTCTTAAATGTGGCAGTATAAATGGGATATACATTTCTATTAAGTAAATTTTTTTCTAAATCGTTTAATTGAGTAAAAAAATTTTCGCTTTTTATTTCATTAGGTTTTATAAAAAATGGTATAGAACCTTCTCCAATACTATTTAAAAAACTAAACTGAGAAAAGTTTAAACCAGTTATTTCAGGAAATGGATTACCTTCCACCACAAATTCAACTAAGCTATTAGTAACGGTTGTAGCAGGAGTGAAATTTATTATATTTTTACTAATACCATTGTGTTCTATAACATAATCTTTATAATTAATTGTAATATTTCTTAATGGATTTGATGTATCATCATCACTAACTCTTTTACTATCCGAAGTATATACTAAACCAAAAGGATTATTAAAATAATTTGTATTAACTGTAAATGTAGATTCGTCCGCTAAACTATCATAAACGTATTTCGTTATATTGTTTCCACTAACCGAACCTATAACGTCTTCAACATATATTGCCGCAGGAAAATATTCTTTTATATGTTCTAAAGAAACACGTATTTTTTCTTCTACAGAACCATATAAAACATAAGTTAAAGGATTACTATCATCTAAATTTAAACCCGCTTTTTGGTTTTTTTGTATTAATAAACTATCACTTTGTCCATCGTCTAAATCATCTAAACTAAAAAAATCAGAATAACTACCTTGATTGTAAGTTTTATTTAACTTAGGACTTAAATTAGTTGTAACTTTAAAATTACCCAACGTAAATAGGGGTGTTCCACCATCATTAACAATTTGATTACCCACTAAATCATCTGCAAAATTTCTATATTCTATATTGTCTATAAAAAATTTTCTTTTAGCGTAACCAGGAACCTTAATAGTTCTATTAAAGTTATTGTTTTGATTATTATTTTGGTTGGTTGTTGGCATTCATTTTATTACTATACATCTGTTATTTCATCAAATTCCTTAGTGAAATCTGGTTTTTCCAATTCTTCCCTAACTTCATACAATGGTTTACCTGTGAACTGATCTTTTATTTCAAATAATACATACTGTTTGTAAATTTCGTTATCATTGTTATATATTGTATAAATACCATCGTCTATAGATTTTGTTTGGTTACCATATAAGGCATATGATAAAGTTTCATCATCATGTTCTACCATTTCTACTTCCACCATAATTGGGTTAAAAAAAGTATTAGTTATTATTATTGGTTGACCTGGCTCACCAATATATGGTAATATATTTGGTTTAATGGATGGTGCGGAAGAAGGAGTTAAAGTGCAAAATACTAAATCAGAACTATCATCAAAAGAGTATGATGCTACTTGTGCCGATGCATTACTCACATTTTCTGCAACACTTAATACTCTATTATTTGATGTGACTACTCTATACAAATTTTGCATTTTTTTCTGTTCACTATTAGTATTAGTTGATAGGTATTCCACTCTATATCCTACTAAATTTCCATTTTCGAATTTAACCTTATCTTCTCCGCTAATATTTGGATCGTTTAGTTGTAAAACAATTCCTATAATATCAGGACTACTTGATAAAACACCACATGCTTGTATTGTAGTTCTTATTTGTTTTGGTCTTATTATTATATTGTAAATACCTTTAGCTGCAAATTCATTTGTAGGTAATTTTAGAGTATACATACCACCTAAAATCTCTCCACTATCATTAGGGTTATTCGCAGGTATTAATACTTGTGTTGGATCTAAATTAATCAGTATACTTTCACTGCTATTTTCACCTCTATTGGGACTGTAAGAATATAAAATTTCTACGTCCTCTACCGATACATCTGCCGGTCTTATTGTTCCATAATTTCCTGTTGCCATAATTTATTTTTTTTACGTTCTTATAAATCCTCCCCTATTAGTATCAATATCATTAGTTGTTTTTATTTCACCTAACAAAGCGTGTCTCTCAAAAATATCTGCCACACCTCTATTAATAAATACTTCACTATCAACTTCTGGTTTGAAAACCAACCCTAAATATTCTTCTTGTTTAGTTATTGCAGATAATGTTACTATATTGTCATTTATACTATTTAAATCTGTATAAAAATCTGTTTTCCTATATCTCTCTCTATTACCTTCCGAATTTATTTTATCAACATACTCATTAAAAAAAGTAATATAATGTATCCCACTACTATTAATATTGTTAGATTCTGCATTTATAACATAGTGTATTTTTTCACTATCTTGATTAATTACCCCCGTAAAAATCAAATCAGAATTACCTGTCATATCTAAATCATTGACATAAATTGGTTTTCCTGTGTTTACATCTACTCTATATGAGGAAACATTTGCTATTTTACCGTCATCAGTTGTACCATTTATTCTTATAGATTCATTAATATAAAAACTAAGAGGTGCCGCAGGAAATCTACCATAAGTAAACGAATTAAATTCACCTAAATTAGTAGGTCTTTCAGTTAAATATGGTAAAAGTGGGTTAAAAGAAAAATCAGTAAAAATTCCTTGATCTTCCATTTTTTGAGTTAAGTATACATTTACACATATATTATCATTTAATAATTTACCATAATTATCATTAGACTCTTTACTAACATAATTACTAATACATCTTTTTATTTTTATTATTTCCATTAGTTTTTAATGTTTGGTTCTACTTGCCAAAATGTTAAATATGGTAAGTCAGATAATCCACTTTGTGGATTTAAATTTATTCCTCCCGGACCACCATTAAATGCATTTTGCTCATTATTAGGTTCAAATCTGTATTTATATATACCATTATCATTTTTTAAAACTACTTTTAAAAATCTATTATCGTTTATCTGATTGAAATTTAGATTATTAAAATCTGTAGTTTTTCTAGAATAATGTAAGGTAGATTCTCCTGTTTTAGCGTTTTGATATGTTACTTCTAGATATATGACATACTCTTTATTTGGGGCGTTATCTACTAAATCTTGAAACCAATATATATAGTATCCTTCATGAACTGTTTCTGGTTCTAAAGTTGAATCACCCAAAACAAAACTTACCGGACATTCATCTTTAGTTAAAACAAATCCATACTCATTTTTCTGATCATTTAGTATTTGTGTAAATATATTAGTAGATGCAATTAAATTATTAGGTAATACATTTGTGTCATAATAACTAAATCTAATAAAACTATTCATAACACTATCGGTTCTACAAAACAAATCATCAAATCTAAAACCTATTTCACCATAATAAGAAGAACCATTATAACTTGGACTGTTACTATAAAAATAACCGTTATTTGTTTTTCTAAAGAAATTTATATTAATTTTGAACTTTCTTATAATATTCCAATTATTATCACAAGGGAAAAATCTAACTTTTTTATAATCGTCTATTGGATTTATTGCCTTTTCTATTTCGTCATCAATTAATTTAGTCTTTATTAATTCTGCATTATCCACAGGTGAAAAATCTAAATTAACATTTAAATTAATTGTAGTTCCTGATATATTTATATCTCTAATAGGTATTTTAAATTTATTAACAGACATCAGTAATTGTTTTTTGATTTAATGACGAATAATCTGCACAACCACCAGGAGTATCCCTCTCACCTAATTCGTAATTGCCAGAATAAGTAATAAATTTGATATCAACATCGGTAGGTTGCAACTGAGGATCTAATAAATCTACTGGTATATTACTACCTAATAAATTTATTAAATCATCCGGTGTATATTCAAAAAAAGTAGGTTCTGAGCACAAAGCAGTGAATTTATCTTTCTCAGATGGTAATGTTACTTGTTGAGTTGTGAAGTCCACAACACATGGTGGATCTTGTCTATAAAGATAAAAATTCTTATCAAAATATATATAATGTGCACCACTTTCAAACGGATATTCAACCCCTCTACCATTACCATCAATAAATCCAATTTCTAATAAATCTCTCCATCTATAAATTATAGAATCTGTGGTTAATGGTTTTGTTTTTAGTGGTCCTGTTGGTAAACTTTCTGTGTTAGCAGAGTATTTTAGATGTGCATAATCAGGTATATTTAGTGTGTTTTGTGAATCACCTTCCTCAACATATTCAGAATATTCTCTTATAGTAATTGGAGTATGAGGATTATAAATATATCCTTCTCTTTTATCTACTTTTTCTGAATCAATAATACTTAAATTATCTCTATAAACAGTATTAATTCTATGAAAAACTTCTTCTAATACAATTTCACTTAAGTTTTTTTCATTATATTCTACAATATCATTATCAAACTCAAGATTGCTCTCATCTATATTTTCAAAATAATTTTGTGGGTAATTTGGTTTTCCTCCAGGATAATTAGAACCAACTGCCCTTATATTATAATTTACTTTAACATCTTGTTCTGTTTCATAACCACCAATAATTGGCATCCAAAATCTATTTTTTATTTTATCTGGTAGATTTTTTTGTTTGTCTCTAAAAAAAACATTTTTAATGTCACTATAATCTGTATCATTATCATTTTTTACAATAGTAAAAAATAATGTACTTAGTGGTCTACCTAAGTTATCTCTTAATCCTTCTACATCAACATCTTTTTTAAAATAAAATCCCGCTTCCATATCATCAAAATAATTTACACCATATGCAGAGGGATAAATGTCATAGTCTTTTTCTTCTGTAGTTAAACATTTTAATCTTCTTACGTAATATTCAGAAACTACGTTATCTATTGACCTTTTTATTGTAGATATTCCTTTAGTGAAATCTATGTCTTGTGGATTTATATCTATAACAAATATTCTATTTAGATTATTATTTTCTTCGTCACCTAACTTAACAATATTAAAAGTTCTTTCATTAAGATATAAACCATTATTAGTATTATCTATAAAATTATAAAGTCTAATTTCATCATCTTCTTCTAATGCATGATTTATAGGTGTTTTGAAATAAACATACTCTCTATTATTTATAGTAACTGATCCCTTATCTATTATTTGTAAACCGTCTTTTAAACTTATGTTTCCGTTATTTTCTACTAAATTAATATCTCTACTTTCAAATGGATAAGTAATTTTCAAAAGATAGTTCTCTTTACCATCATAATCAATCATAGATAATCTATCAAAACCAGGATCAAAAGTTTTAAATTGACATCTAGATGACTCATTATCATTTTGTATTTGAGCAACATCAGTATCGGGCGGTTCAAAATAACCATACCAACCATCAGTAACAAAAATACTATTAGATCTAATAAGTTCACTAGTTACAACACCATTATCCTCAAAAATCCTTATATTTTCATTATATAAACAATTACTAACAACACTATTTAATACACCATAAAATCTATATATGTGTGATTCTTTTCTTTCTTTCTCAAATTGTTCATAACTATTAACAACCGCCTGTTCATCACTTAATGGTAATAGTTTATTACTATTTTCTAAATTTAAAGGTATGTGTTCAGTTCTATTAACTGATCTTACTGATTTTTCCTTATTTAATAATATTTTAAATTTATCTTTCACTATATATAAATATTTTCTAAGTTATTTTTATATAACCGTTAGTATTATTACTACCTGTAATATATTCTAAATAAACGTTATATGTACCAGTTTGTTTTATTGTAAAATTAATTGTATCAGTAGTTGAGTTCAACATTCCAAATATAGGTCTAATAATAACATTTTGTGGGTTTGGTTGTGCGTTGAAAGATGATATTACGTTTGTGTCTACGGGAGTAGTAGTATTATCATTATAAATAGCAAATTTTCCGGTACCTGTTGTAAGTGCAGGTGGGAAACCTGATTGTACTGATCCAGTACTAATTTCTATTTTTAATTCTGCATTAGGTGAAGTAACAAATATCTTAGTAGGGCTAACCTGCCCAAAATTATTTGTTTTATCAGTAGAAAAAGTATTAGTATTACCTACCTCATTAACTCCTGTTATCTGATATTTAAGATTATTTGGTATTGCGGATGAACCTCCACTATTTTTGCCGACTGCCGCATTTCCGTTTGGTAATGATATTACACCACTATTACTTAAATCTGATATTGCAGCACTTTCTGAAGCACTTGTAATGACTGCCTCACCTAAACAACTTCTAAGTGCGGTAAATTTATTTTGTCCAATATCTCTAAATCCTGGTTGGTTATAAGTATTAGAACCGGCTTTTTCATTGTTACCTAATCCTTGTAATGTAACTTCATCAATCTTATCTGCAAAATATTTAGAAACTAATCTATGTAATGCACTTTTACCTGGTACTAAACCAAAATAATGATAATATGGTGTCTGTGAGGTTGAGTATTTTACCCCAAAATTTTGTGGGTTTGTTTTATCATTAATATTAGACATATTAGGAAAATCTAAAAATTCACTAGGAAATGGGTTATTCCCTCCTTTCCAACCTGCACCATAGAAAAAATTACCATTACTTTTTAAACCACATCTATCTCCTGTTACAAATTCATCACCATCATTAATACTATTAGGTATTAAAACACCATCTATAGAGTAATTTACTGATGGTATTCCTGATGTAAACTGTGCAGAAGGATAAACATCATAAAGATTATCAAATTCGTTCGATCCTGGTCTCATATAGTTTACTTCTAAATCATCATTCTTAAAAGTACTAAACCTCCTACAGAAATAATCTCTAGTTTCTGAGTCATGTTCATAATATGTAAAACACTGTCCAACTTCCATACCTAAATCGTTACTATCAATTAAATCTATACCTACTTGTGATTGTACCACACCTGCAGTAGTATTTAAACAATTTACTCTTGTGCAACCAAAAGAAACATAAGCTCTAAGATTTACTATTCCATCTTTCTCTTCCACAGAATTAACTACTATAGGATTAGCATTTTGATTTTCAAAATCATATTCTAAACCTTCCTCACTTAATCTAGAAGTTGTGGGTTCTAAATCATTAATTACAAATGGTACATCATCTATATCGCAGTATACTGAACTACCCATTTCGACTAAATCTGTAGGATATAATAAATTTGCTTTATAATTTCTAGGTAAAGTATTATATGCCGCATCAGGTTTTTTCATAACTGATGCGTAATATATTTTACCGTCTTCCCACGCAATAATACCGTGTTTTATATTTCTATCGTTATAACTATTATGTTGTGTACAAGGACATCTATTAGTACACCCTTGAACCGCACTTTGACAAGGATCTATACATCCAGTAGGGGGACAACTTTGTGGTTGAAGGTTGTTGGGTATGTCTTCACCTGGTTGTGTCTCAGGATCGGGTGGGGATGTAATGAAATCTGCATCTATTGAACCTGCATTATTATTACCTAAATCTGTTTGGCAACCAACAGAGGATCTAAAATATTCTTCTTTCTCTACTCGATAAACAGTATTACATTTATTTTTATGATGTGAGTGTCCACCTCTATTTTCCCACACACTCAATCCAGTTACGGGATCTTCAACCTCAACATAATTAGGTCTACCATGTGGACCAGGAAACGTTTTAATAGTTTTAGAATCATTTATTCTAATCTCTATATTTGCATTATCATCAAAAGCTTGAAACACAAGTGGATCGTCGAATCGTAAAGTACAAGGGTTGGATGCCGTATCTACACCTGTAAATTTTAAAGATTCTTTTGCATTTAGTATTGCAATATCTTCTAATACTTGTGCGTTACCATTAGCTACGTATTTACCAAACCACGGAGTAACATATCTTTTTGATCCTCTGATTCTAACCCTACACCCATTTACATCAATAATTTCTTCTTGATTTGCAGTAGTATTTTGAACTATAACCCTATATTTGTTATATGTAAGTGGTGTTTGATAATCAGGTGCACAATCAAAGTCACAGAATTTATCTTTCTTTAATTGTCCTCTTTTCTTTTTTCTTTTTTTAAGTTTATATTTTCTTTTTATTAATGGAAAGTATAACGTACCACTAACCCAATCATTATAAAATTCAAACCTTAACATATTTAACCAATTAGCGACACCCTCTAATTTACACTTAACCCACTCTTTGATTTGAGGTGTGCTACTTCCAGAACACTCTTTACAACTATTTATTTTAACAAATGTTTCATTACATACATTTCTAGCCAATGGTGTATATATTAGAGAAGGTCTAATTGTGGGAAATGCATTATCTTCAGGACAACTTAACGCAATTAAATTAATTTTTGTACAACAAGAACGACAACAACCTCTATCCTTATTATCTTCAGGTGTACCATCAATACATAATGCACAATCATTTCTAGGACAACCGTATTTTCTATCAAAACTACCACTAGTACAATTTTCGTTATCATTGTTTTTTTCAGATGAACCTGTGGTTGGTGATATATCTCTACAACAACTATGTCCAGGATTGGTATTTGGAAAACATGTGTCATTACAACGTTTACATAACCACCCACCAAAAACACATTTTTTTCTAAAACATAATTTTAACTTTAAACAAACAGTGAACCCAATCTTTTTTGTTAAGCCTATGTAAGTATGAAAATTAAATATATTAATGGAACTGCTACATGCAGGAGTATTACAACCGTGATTACCATATCTTATGCGTATATTACTAACTACTTTTAACCCACATATAATAGGTATTTGGCATATGGATGTTATTAAACTATTAATATAATTTAATATTCCATTTATGAAAGCGATAACAATTCCGACTGCAGTTAATACAAAACAAAATATAGAATATATTGCATTTATTTTTGTAAATAACCTATTTATTGGAAATTTAGTTGTTCCTGCACCATCTTCAATTCTCTTTATTCCAATAAAATTTCTATTTCTGTCTTTTTTATTTGACTGGTATCTCGAAATGAATTGTTTAACAGTATAAACTTTTTTCCATCTTAAAGTGTAAAAATCCTCTAAATAGTTATATTGATTATTAGTTTGTCCAGAATATGGTGTATTTTCAGTAAACGTAGATAACTGTCTATTTATTTTATATGGTTTTTCTTCTTGTAACTCTTTTAAATCATAGTTATCGAATTTATAATTTCCTGTTAAATTAGGTACTAAAAAACTTGCCCTTCTCCTAAGTCTTTTATCATTACCTGTGGCATCCATACTGATTCTAAATCTAAAATCAGCCTCAGTAGCGATACCTTTAATACCATCTGGACTAGGAACTAAGTTACCAAATTCATCTGTCACTACTTTTCTTAAATTCATTGGTAATTGTAATGCAAATGTACCATTTTCATCTATTGCATCTTCATCAATATCGTATTTTTCTATATCTCCATCTATAGTACGATATATAGCCTCAACTTGTCCTTTACCGGTAATCATTTCCTCCATACGACCCATTTTCTTTCTAGGTCTACAATTTTTATTAACAGAGTCTTTTTCATCATCTGATAATACACTACCAAAAAACATTGCCGTAGGTGTTAATTCTATAGAATCTATACTAATATCTTCTCTGGTAATTCCAATAACTCTACCCGTACTTAAACTGTCACACCAAAATGGTTGGACTAAAACATTTATGTTTTGACTAACTATTTGAGTTAAACTATCTAAGTTTCTACTACTTTTAAATTTAAATGGTGACGCAAATAACTCTTCTGCATAACCTTGTTCTATTAATTCATAAGGTCTAGCAGATATAAAACCTATGTCACTAACATCCATATCATAATGTAGTGTTTGATTACCTGTAGGAACACCAAATAAAATAAAATCTCCTGATTCGTTGGTTGTTGTAGTATATTTATAATATCTTTCGTATATTTCTAAGTTTATTTTATCATCTAAAATACCTATTTTATCAGGAAATGTACCAACCGGTGTGTGATCTAAAGTTTGTTGACTATCGGGTAATAAATTATATCGTATACCGTTAACATTTTTCTTCTCAGGTGAAGGACTGTCAAAAGGGTATAATTGTTCAACTATAGGATTATTAGAATTTTTTGGTATAAATATAGATACTTTTACATTTGGTACACCAAAACCGTTATTTATTATAACTCTACCTGCTACTACACCATGATCGGAACAAAAATTTCCATAAACATCTTCCTGTTTAATTTTTAAACTTAAAATTTCTAGTAAGTCAAAATCTTGTTTAAGTTCGACCTTAACATACTTATCTTTTCCGTTTGGTGTTGTTCTTATTCGAACTGATTTTGACATATCTACTATTCTTCATTTTCTTCGTTATCTTCTACTATTTCTAAATTACTAAAAGTTTCTGCACTATATGTTGGTGTGTCAGAAAACTGTTTTTCTCTTTTTTCTCTAGTTGCAGTGTTTTTTCTTACTTTATTTTTTTCTGTTCTTTCTCTAATTTTATTTTTCCAATATAGTGACCATTTTACTTGTATTTTTTGTAACCACTTAGGGGTAAACATATGTAAAATAAATTGAATGGTAATTGCCACTAATACTAATGGTATTGCCATTAAAATTACTACTGTCGTCACTAATTTTAATATTATATTCATTTCGTTAAAATTACCATCTGCAATTGCAGATGGGATTAAATTAATTTCTTTTCCAGGAATATCATCATATGACATTTCACCTTGTTTTTTTCCGTTACATGTATTACATCCCATAATTTCTATTTTTTTTAAAACTAATTCATAAACTACGAAAAGTAACTATTTAAACCTAACTTTTATATCTTTATTTGGGAATTTAACTTCAAACATTGCATCTGGTTCACCAAATAAAGTATAATCATCAGAAATATCTATTTCTTTACTATCATCATCTATATATGGTTGAGATATTTCATTTAATGAATATTTTCCACCAACTTTATTAAATATCTTCAAATCAGTAACATTTAATACTCCACCTACATTATTTATATTTTCAACTAACTGAGCTAAATAAACATTTTCTCCCATACCCCAACTATCTATATCAAAATACTCTTCTACTGTTTCAATAACTGAAGACATAATTTCACCTTTAGATGTAGTTTTATCTGTAAATACGGAAACTTCAAATGAAAGGTTAATAATTCTACCATCTTTTATCGTTACATAATCGTTTAACATTCTATAATTAGATAGGTACTCTGCTATATTTTCTTTTAACGTATCAGTAGAAGTATTTGTTAAATTTTCATTTTCATCTAAAGCCAAAATTGTTACGTTAACTTTATTTCTTTCTTCCCAAACCCCACTTCTAAAAGGAATACCAAACTTTCCAGGCATTAAACTTATTCTAGACATATAATCTTTTATAGTTACACATCTGTCTTGTGCAGAAAAATTATATTTAACTAATTGTCTAATTTCGTTAAGGGACGGTTGATCTTTACCCCCAATAGCAGGTATTGGGTTATTTGCGGTTAAACTATTTTTTACATTTAAATTTATTGTTGCGTCTTCACCTGTAGTAACCATAAATACTTCGCCTAAACCTTTTAACACATTAGGTCCAACATTACTGTCACCACCACCACCAACTCTATATTTAATAAACATAGTTCTTCCAGGTGTAGGTATAGTTCCTAATGAATCATTATTAACAAAATTACCAATTTGTGTTATTTGTCCTCTACATCCAATAAAATCGTTTAATTCTGAAACATCTATTTCACCACCACCAAATGTAATTTTACAAAAACCATTGTCCGTATATTCACTTATAAATCTTTGGGGTATGTTTTTCCATTTACCAGCTAAAATACCTTGTGTTGTCGTAGGTACATTAGGATCTTCAATAAACTTTTCTGCCTCAGCTAATGCACTAACTTCATAAAAATTATTTTCGAAGGTGGAATAATCAACTAAAGTAGGGGGTGTGGTTAAATTTGTTCCTTCCAATGTAATTATATTGTCAATAGAAATTACATTATCTTCAGGTAAAATAACTTCTAAAAAAGGTTTATAATCTTCTCTACTTATAACTCTTTTATATTCTTTAGTAATACCATTGACTACTAAAGCTTGTTTAATTAAATTATAATTGTCTATACCACCAGAGGAATTTTTATTAGGTAAAACTTTTCTATTAGGTATACCACTACTACTAAAAGGGGAGGAAAAATCTAAATCATCTACTAACTCAAACACTTTACCCGCACCCGTAACTTGTGTACCCTTTAATAATATTGGTGCATAACTTTCATCTGCCTTAGTACCATCATTTTCATCTACTGGAACAGTAACAGATAATTCCACAATTGTAATACTAGGTCTTTTACCTGGAACTTTTAAACCAAAAGTTCTAGCCAATTCTAATAGTGATGATCTCTCTTGTGCATAATTTATTTGTGTTTCATTAAACATTCTGTCTGTATGAAATGATAACATATCACCTACTGCAGCATTTAACTCTAATAACATCATACCTACGGAAGCGTCATTGAAATCTGATAATACTTCAGGATAATATTGTTGTACAAAACCAATTAATTCTGCTCTTACTTCGGCAAAATTTCTACTATTATAATTTACTTTCTTTTTCATATTTAAAGTGTTATTTCTAAAATATCAGAAGATGCGAAAGTACCATCTACTACTGTATATTTTAATTCAACTATTATTAATTCTTCAATGTCATTTTTTTTAAAATCTATACTATCTACAACTAAATTTGGTATATATTTTTTTATTGTCTCATTTAAATTGTCTTTAATTTCACTATGTGTTATGTTATCATTAGGTTCAAAAATAAACTTTTTTAAATCACTACCAAAATCTGGCATATACAATCTTTCTCCTTTAGTAGTCAATAAAAGATGAAGTAAATCAGCCTTAATTGCATCTTTATCAGTTTGATTTAATTTAAAGTAAAAACCACTCTCACTGTTCTTAAAAGGAAAATCAATATTTATAAATCTTTCTTCTGCCATATGTATATAAATATTCTACAATAAATTTTTTAAAAGAAAAGGTTATATAAAAAAAAAAGGTATCGTTTGATACCTTTTTTTTATTTAAAAATAATCATTATTTTAAGTAATTTCACAAGCTCCTCCAGCACAAGCTAATTCACCACTTAAATTTGTTTCATCATTTTCTTCTACTACTTTAGATAAGTCTATTTCTGATAGTGTTTTCATCATTTTTTCGTACTCATCTTTAGTACAATCCTCAAATGGTGCTTGCACATAAGTACCACCATTATATGGTAAAACGGATAATCCATTATAATGTTCCCTATTATTCCACATCCATTCACCAGCTAACTCCCAATCTTCTTCTTTTAAAGATATTGTTGCGGAGACATTATGTGAATTAGAACCACTATTATGCCCACTTTTAACCCATTTAGTTGCAACTGTTTTAACTCTTTCTAATAAATCAAATGGTGACTCAGTTCTTAATATTGAACCTTTGGGTGCTTTTTGTGGTATAGATATAACTGCAGTATCATGTCCCCTAAAATAATCGTCTTCTATTAATTCTGGGTGATTGTTTTGAAGGTATCCATACATTGATTCATTTTTACCTACTCTAACTCTCCTAATATAATAATCGTTATGCCAAGCATGTATTCCAGATGAAGTACCTAATGTAAGTGAGGTAGTTCCAGCAGGTTTAACTGTAGTAGTTCTAGCTGATTTATTAATACCAATTAATTTAGCAACCCTACTATTTTCTCTTTTAACAACTTTAGCTGCTTCTTCCATATCGTAACCTAAAACTCTACCTGAACCAATACCTGTCATACTAACACCTATTAATGCTTCTTTTTCAGTAGTTTCCTGCCATATATCTCTTAAATAATGAAAATGTGTATATCCGGCTTGTAGTGTACCTATAAAAGCTGCGGCTTTAACTCTTTCATTTAAATCTTCTTGTGACTCAATGTTTGATACGTTGACTTCACATAAATTACAAAACTGATAAGGTCTCAGAGCTATTTCACAACAAGGATTTGTACCCCAGTCTTTATCATTATTAAAATAAATACCTGGCTCACCAGATCCACTTAATTCAACTCTTTTCCATAAATCTAAAAAGAATTCCTTAGTTATCTTATGTCTCATTAAACACGCTGAGTTATTAGATCTACCTCTTTGTGGATTTGTTTCCCACCAATTACCTGATTTACAACCAATCATTTCTTGATCGTCTGCAGAAAATAAACTAATCAATGCAGCTCTACGAATACCTCCCGCTAATACCGCATCTGCAATATGACATACAATATCATGTACCTCTAAAGTAGTTAGTTGTTCACCATCTTCTTTTTCACTTAATATACCAGTTATTTTAACGATACATTCTTTTAATGGTTGAGGCCCTGGTGCCTTACCTCCTGAAGTAACTAATCTAGCCCCTTTAGGTCTAATATCAGAATAATCAAATACTATTCTAGAACTCTTACCATTAAGATAGGATTTCATTAATAATTTAATTGCGTCTGCCCAACCTTCTATTGAGTCACTAATTAAAAATCTTTTTGTTCTTTTCGCATAAGGTTTATTTACGGGTGGTAATTTCTCAACATGATGTTTTTGTACTGAGTAACCTACACCAGTTCCACCTAACAATAAAAACATACACTCACTAAAAGAGTCTATATGATCAATAGGCATATATGCACAATTATAAATTCTATTAGGTGATATTTCAATTGGTTTTCCACCAAATTGCATACTTCTCATTGAGGGTAATACTTTTTTGTCATACACAAATTGGTACGCTTCGTCTATTTTATCCGCAATGTTAGGGTATCTTTTTTGATGCATTTCTTTATTACGGGTAACTAATTCATCCCATGTTTCTCTTCTGTTTAATTCTGGTAGATATTTTGCATACTTCATATATACAGTAATATCCGATAAAATTTTGCTTGATAACTCCATTTTTTAACTACTTATTTTATTTATTATTATTAATTTTCCCCTAATGTCTCTCTTTTCTTTTTCATGGCATCTATAACCAATTGAGACTTTCTCTTCTCCTCACCATTTTGGTGTTCTAAGAATGAAACGTCACTAGAAATACTAGTGTCTATTTTTAATGATCCGTTATCAAATAATATATCTTCGAATATAATACCATCTTTACCAAATCTAGACTTAAGTATTGCCATAGTAGCAGTACCTTCTTCTTTTTGTTCTAAAGTCTTAGCTACTGATATAATAAAGTGTCCAATTTGTCCTTTTTTAATCGAACCACCAATCATATCTGCTTTCACTACATCCGCACCTATAGAACTTCTATTACCTTGTACTGCAGTCCACCCAACAACGTCTAATTCAGATATCATAGTTTCAAACTGTCTCATAACGTTTCCTTCACCAGCATATTCATCTTTAAACTGTTTAGTGGGTACAACACAATCCATATAATCTATAAAAACAACATCAGGTTTTGTACCATTAGATGTTAGTTTTCTTAAATATTGTTTTATATGATTAATTGTTGTGCCATCACTCGGCATCTTTTTTAATATTAAATTTCCTTCTTTTTCTTTAAACTGAGGTAATAATGCTTTAACTTCTTCTTTTCTATCAGTTAATTCATTTAGTGGTATTTCACTCCAACATGTCATATGTTTTCTTTGAATGACTTTTGGGTTATCTTCAAAGAAGATTTGCACTACATTGTAACCCAGATTATAAGCAGTATTTGCCATACGAGTTATTAAAGTAGTTTTACCAACACCAAAAGGTGCTAAAATCACACCTAATTCTCCTTTAGATAATCCACCATCCATTAAATTGTCTATACCAACTAATCCTGTGGGTACAGGACTTCTAAAATCGTCACTTAATACCTCATCTATTGCGTGAAATACATCTATACCATTATCTTTTTCTCCTCCAACAGATAAAGCTTCTTTTAATATGTCTTCACATTCATCATACCTATCAAAATCTCCCGAATCTAATATTCCTTGTATCTTATTTGTTGCTTTTTTAAGTTCTTGTTGTTTACAAAACTTAGTTGCAACTTCTTGTGTGTGTAAACAATCTTTATTATCTGAATTTTTTACCTCTTTAACCATTTCAATCGCAGAATCTCTGGCGATATCTCTTTTTATTTCTACTCTTATAAGTTGAAAAATAGTGTCATAAGTAGGAATTGTTTCATAACTTTCATAATAATTTTTAATACTAGCAACAATTATTCTAAGATATTCGTTATCAAAATATTTTGGATCGATTATATCAATAATCTCCTCACAAAATTTATTATCTTCAATTAATTGTTTGACTAACTTAATTTGAAAACTCCACCCTAAATAACCTAAATTTTTATCTTTTTCTTTAGTCATTCTTTAATCCTTTTTGATTTATTAATAAATATACACTAAAGCGTGTAACCACAATATTCTTGACTATATTTTTTTAAACTCAACCCATTCTGTATAATAGAGATGATTTCAGGAATAATTGATCTGATATCAACATCATATCTTACCTTTGGGGGGTAGTCATTACCACTAAAAATCTTTTGTGCCACAACCCTTCCTTTAACTTTAATTTGTAAAGTAAATAAATCTTCATTTTCATATATATCATGTCTTAATTCATCTAATTCTTCTGTAGTTTGAATAGCATAAGGATTATAATACTTCCACAAATAAAAATTACTTTTTAATTTAAATTGGTTCTTTATGACTTCAGTTGCATCATCAATAACATCTTTAATTTTTGTAGATCTTAAACTTTTTTCATTATATCCATTTATTTGAAAGTTTCTACCGACTATAGGTTTACCGTTAATCAATAATAAAAATTCATAAGGAAGACTATCATATCTTTTTTTCATAATTTTTAATTTTTAATTTTACTAAAATAACTTTTTTCTTTTTTTATTATTCGTAAAAACGGTTGTAAAAAGTTAATATAACCGTCTCTACCCCCAGGTATTGCCATTGTTAATCCGTCTTCTAACATCATCTTAATTACATTTTTAGTTGTCCTATTTTCGGGATCAATAGGAGAACTAAATAAATTATTTAAAGTGGTTTTAGATTGTTCAGTTAACAAAGGTTTCTTTAGATTAATAATTTTTTCATTTACCTCAAAAATACTTTCACCTTGTACTCCCACAGTAACTTTATTAATTATATTATCTAATGTTTTCAATCTACTTTTTCTTTGACTTTGAATTTCTTCAATTTTACTAAAAATTTCTTCCAATGTCAAAGTTTTGGAAGAGAAATCAGGAAAATATTTTATTAATGTTTTTTCACTAACACCTTTTATACCTTTTATATTGTCGCTAGCGTCACCAGAAATCATTTTTAATAACTTAACATTACTATAATGATGTGTGAAATATTGATTATAATTTGATATTGTAATAATATTTCTAAGATTAAGAACATATACTCCCACTCTTTCATTAAGTAGTTGTAACATATCTCTATCGTTAGTCATTATAACAACTTTCTCATTATCTTTAATCTGATTACAATAATAACCTATTCCATCATCCGCTTCTACAACCTCATCAATAAATTGACGAATAAAAAGTTCTTCACAATAATCAATTACTCTTTCTTTTTGAATATATAATTCAGGTTCTGATGGTGGTTGTTCACAATAAAAATCTTTATCCCTATTACCTTTATAATCTTTATAGATATCATATCTTAACCTGCCACTAAAAACACCATCCCAAAATACATAAACTCTATCGTATCTGTACTCATTAATATTTTTTCTTAACATAGTTAAGAATTGAAAAATCCCACCTATATGGTTTTCTTTATAATAAAGATTTTTTGCACCATGATAGGCGGTTTTTAACAATGAATCACCATCTACTAATAAAGTGTGGGTATATTTAGGTTTTTTAGTTGGTCTCGACACTTAACATATTGATTACAAAATTAATAAAAAATTATTGATCTGCATATTCTACGGGTGCATCAATATGTTCTCCTTCTTCTATTGTAAAATCTACTTCTTCACCAACACTATCAAATACCGTAGACCAATATTCTTTATAGTCAGACTTATAAGAATCAATAGCTTTCTTATCGTCTTCAATAAATCCGTGTGTTGTCGCCAGTATTCTACAATCAGCATAACCTAAACCATTCATATGGTTTTTATGTATACCCACTTTAGTTCTAACTGCGAAGTTTACTTTACGTCCTTTATTTGTTGCATTTAATTTAGATACTCCTGCACTTTTTTGATTCCCAAAAAGGAATACTAACGCACAAGATAAATAAATTGATTGCCCCCCTTTAGGTTGAATTCTGGGTTGACTGAATGGGTTATCGGGTAACTCTACCCAAGGTTGGTTAACAAATACCATTGTATTAGTATAAGGAGAACTCTCTTTACGAGAAGAGGTTATCCTTTGAGCCATTCCCATACCCCATTTTTCTGATATTACTCTAGCAGTATGTTGGTTACCACCTTTACCTTCAAAACTCATTTTACAAGGTATTGTTCCTATGGAGTCCCACAAAAATACAATATCATGTGGTATATCTCCTTTTGATTGTGCATCTAAAATTTCAGTCACATATTCGAAAGCTTGTTCAATGTATTCAAATCCTAACTTATATAATAAGAATCCATCCCAATAAGCTTCTATTTCACCAGTACTTTCATCTACTTCTTCAATATATTCAGTCTCTAAACCCATTTGTTTTGCGTGTTCAAAACTAAATTTTTGTTCAGTTATAATGAATATTGGTAATATACCTTTTTTCTGTGCATCTACTGCAGTTTGTATTAGTGCAGTTGTTTTTCCAGTATCTGAATGTCCTAATAACATATTAATTTGACCCATAGCAGGACCAGGAATTCCTGTTGCTTTTTGAAATGATTCTCCTAAATCAAAGTATTTCTGTTCTTTATACTTATCACTAGAAGAAAACTTTTTACGTATACTAGAAAAATCACTTGTTTTTTTCTTAATTGGTTTCTTAGCCATATATTTTTTTTTAAAAAAATAGGTCACCCAAAAAGATGACCTACTTTTAACATTTATAATAAATTAAAATGGTAAATCATCACCACCAGTTTCTAAATTAGTCACAGTAACTTCATCATCATCTTCATTTGAAGATTCCACTTGTGGGGTGTTACTTTCCTCTCTTAAGAAAGTTATTTCTTCTTCTAATGAAGCAGTTTCTGATTCTTCTCTTTCTTCTTCTGCAACATATTTACTTTGTTCTGAATCCCAAACAGGTGTCATATTTTTTGCTACTATCTCTAAATATTCTGGAGATTTTTTAGCGTAAACATCTCTAAATGTTTCTTCGTTGTTAAACCAATCGTTAGCCTTAGTAGTATCTTCAGTTAACATACTTACATCATCACACATAATAGATGTTACTACACTCCACCCTTTTTCGTTACGGTTAGTAGTTATAATAATATCTCTACCTTCTCTAGCATCTGTAATGTCACCTTTTAATTTAAAAAGTGGCATTAACTTATCCATAACACCGTTACCTGTGTAATTGTGTTTAAATCTCCAAAATTTAACACCGTGATCTTCATTATCTCTATCAATACCTTTTACCACATAAAATTTACGAGGAGTATACTCTCTAGCCATTTCTTTAGCTTTTTTACTACCCTCCATTAATAAAGCTTCCTTTGCTTCATACATTGGGCAATGTTCACCATCATTTAATTTATTACAGTAAATTTTTTCATATTTACCATTCACTTGTCTTTCGTAAAAATATACTTCTTCGAATGGAGACTTACCATCTTTTGCAGGTAAAATTCTAAATCTTCGAGTTGCATTTTTTACACCTTGTTGAAGTTTTTCAGTGAAATACTTCTTAAGTCTATCTTCATTAGATAACTTAGGTTTTTTTGAACTGTTTTCAGTATTACTTTCATACTGAGACAAAATCGCGTCTAAACTGTTACTCATTTCTATTTTTTTTAAATGTTAATAATTATTTCTAAATATAATAAGTTTTTTCTTAAAAGTCAATACATGAAAAAACCAATAATGAACAAATATAGTCATTATTGGTTAATATGTCAAATAATTTTTTTAATTATTTAATAATCTTCGTCATCCTTATCATAGTCAAAAGAATTTTTTATTTCTGTTGCACTATAATCATCTACGTCTTTTTGAGTTATGGTGTATTCTTCCTCTTCTTTACCCCCAACATCATATCCTTCTTTATCTGACCAATAATCAGTTAAGGAAACACTATATGGAAAAGAATCCATCGATCTCATTTCTAATCTTTCTACCGGTGTTGGGTTTCTATCTGCTATTTCTTTTTCTAATCCATCTATTTTATTAATAACTTGATCCATATCACCTACCTTACCTTCTAAATCACCTAATTTACCTAATAATTCATCCATTTTAGCAGTCATACCCTCAATTTCTGTTCTAGTTTGTTCTGCCTTATCTACTATATCAGTAACATCTACTTCGACAGTTTCTTCACCACCTTCCTCAGTTGCGAATTCATCTTCCACTTCCATACCTTCTTCACCTGCAAATGGATCTGTTTCACCTGCAAATGGATCTGTTTCACCTGATCCTTCTTCAGTATCTAAATCTACAGTTTCTTCTTCACCACCTTCTTCTGCAAATGGGTCTTCAGTAGTCTCTTCTTCTGTACCTTCTCCACTTTCTGTATCACCACCATCAGGAACAGGATCTTGTTCATAAAGTTGTTTAGCACCTAATAAAAGTTCGTCAGTATCATCACTGTCAACTTTATCTTCCATATAAAACGTATATTCCAATAGTTCCATATGTCTTTTTAACTCTTCCGATATTAATTTTTTCTTATCCATTTTTTTTATATTAATAATTGTCTTCCGTCAGTAGTTTTATAAACTTTATTAACTCTTTCCACAATTTCTTTACCATCATTAATTAAACATTCTTCCCCTTCACACTCTTTTTCTTCATTAACTTTAAGAAATTCATTAAGTGAGTCTTCTAAATCTTTAGTTCTTTGTATGTCTTTTTTATTATCCATATTAAGCTCTTTTATTATAAATATAAGAATTTTAAGAAAAATTACGTTTAATATCTATAATAGTTAATTCATTTTTTTTAGTTATCAACATTTTATTTTGGTATTTATCCCATTCTATCTTATGTTCTTTATGATTTAAATTACCTGTTTCTCCATTACTTTCACTTTCAATCAATTTATTAAGTGCATTAATAGTATAAAAACACTCTCCCTTTTTGTGTGTTATGATAGTGGTAGGGAAAAATGATTTAGTATTTATTTTTTTTCCATCCCTTAAATATAATCTAAATGTTAAAATTTTTTTACCTATTTCTTGCGGGGAAGTATAAATAAATAATTTTTCTTTAGGTATTTTAAACCTTTTTTCTATATAATCACTGAAACCATCTATTCTATCCTCATCAACAAATGATGCTAGTGTGATTATTTTTGTCTGTTGTTCCATATCTATAAATGTATGGTATGATTTTTTTATTGTTATAATCTACACACCCTATACATTTATTAAATATTTCATTTTCAGATAAAGTTACCTTAGAAAGTTGATTTATTTTATGTTTAATTTTATCTATATCTAAACCTAAAAATAATAATATTTTTAAGTCTAATCCAAAAACTAAATTTTTATCGTATAAATATACCATATCATCATTAATAATTGTAATAATATTATTTAATGAATATATTTTTCTTATTATTTTTCTTATTTTTTTAGGATTATCATGTATTAAATCAACAAAAACATAACTATTTTTATTATCTATAAAATCCAAACATCTGTGTTGAAATTTTTTTAAGTCTATTTCTAAATCTACTTTTCTTTCATTATTATTAAAAGTCCAAAAAGTTTTATCATCAATTTTCTTATTTAGTATTGAAACATTTTCTTCACCATAAATTTCTTTAGTTGCATCCCAACCAATAATTAATGTTATAAAATTATCGTTTATTTGTGAAATATTTTCACAAACATTATATTTTTTATCTGAAAATTTATCTTTAGTTACTATATTTCCAATATACATATTACAAATATACTATTTTTTTATGTTAAAAACAAACTATGTAGTGGATGGTGCAATAGTTAAATCAGAATTTTTATTTTCTTTATATAAATTTACTCCTTTATTTTTAAATTTAGTACCACCAACTGTTTGACCTATTAATTTATCTCCACCACCTTTTACCGGTAAAGTGTTTAAAACTATTGCAAAGTTTTCAAACGAATCTTCTATATCTTTTCCATCTTTAAAATTTAAACTATTTACAGTATGATTAAAATTCTCAGCTTGTCCACCATTTGCCCAACCACCAGGTGGGTAGTTTTCTTCACTTTTTAATCTCGTATCTTTTTGTGTAGATAATTCTTCAATTTTTTTGTTAATGTCGTTTATTTCTTTTTCTAACTCATCATTTTCTACCACTCTAGCAATTCTTTCTTCAGGAGAAATTGCCTTTAGTGAAAGGTTAATTTTTTCTTGATTTACTTTCATTCTTGCTTCTATTCTCGCTTTGTCTTTTTCTTGTTCATCTATTTTGCCTTTGTTCTGATAACTACCACTATAAGGATAATTAGTCCATCTCCATGCAGATATTTCACATGATGTTTTAATGTCTATGGTATCACCAGTTAATTTAGTCATAGGTGTTTTTGTGTCTTCACTAAACCTCATATATTGATCCCTACCTATGATAGGAATAAAACCTCTAGGTCTAAAAACATAAGCGTCTTTAGTAGTATCAAAATCTCGATTACCAAATCGGTTATCGATTTGACTATATAATCCAAACCCTTTATCGCTATCTGAATTATTCCATGTTAAAACATCTATACTAAAATTATTTGATTTTGTCATAGCATTTGCTAAGAACATAGTAACTTGTGAATTACTTTTAATACGAAATCCTTTTAAAGTATTTTTTAAATTAGTAGCTAAATTTGTGGATGCATTACTTATCCCCATAGTTATTAAATTACTTTCAGTTATAGAATCAAAATTAAAATTTTCATCAGGACCTTTATCTGCAGGAATACCGGTATTAAAATCAATTTCTTGTCTTATAGAACTTTGAAGTAAAATAGGTTCTGTTTCTAATGTATCGTCTAAACCTATATTTAAAAAAGTAGTCATTTTATCTACAACTGGTGTTATATATTTACTTTGTCTTACACCAGTAAAAGATGTAGTCATATGGTTAGGGGTGATATTATGTGTAACATTTAAAATCATATATGCACCATCGAAAAAAGGTACATTGTCTAATTGAAAATACATCATAGGTTGAATATTCATACAACCTAAAGCTTCAACACTACAAGTATATGAACGAGATCTAAACATCTTATATAAATCTGTACCTTGATAAGTCCTACTAGTACCACCTCTTTTATCAATTAAGTCAGTTAATGTTTTATGGTATTCCGCAGTATCTTTGTGTTCTTGTTGATTCAATGATACACTTTTAAAAACTGTTTGGTTTTCTGTACCAAATGATACTCTAAAACCAACTAAATTGATGTTATCTTCAGAAGCATTAGATACTGATTTACCTTTAGCTTCTCTTCTAAGTCTCCTTTTTTCTTTTCTACTTTGTTGTCTTGCTTGTCTTTTTTCTGACTTCTTTGGTGCTAAAATATCAGAAGGTGGAAAATCCAAATTAAACCCATCGTTTTTAAATGTATATCTATTTTGTTCTTCTATATTTAATACTTGTGACGCACCTCCTGCGTAAATGCAAAGATATGTTGGACCACTACTATCATTTCTATCCGAAATATTAGTTATAGGTTTAAACATAGTAGAAACTTCTTCCGGGTCTCTATAGTTAACATAATTAGGTAGTATTTGAAAAAGAAAATTACTGTCTCTAAGTAATTTAGACATATAAAAATACATATTAGTAGTTAAATTTTGACTTATACTAATAACACTTTCTAAATTTATTATAGCTTTATCACCAATATCGTTAAACCCCCTATCAACAAACCTAAAATACTTAAATAAGTCTTTATTGTCTTTGGCACAAGCGTTAAAAGCTAATTCCCTTTTGGATGTGTTACCTGCCACCCATCTATCGTATACATTTTTTATACTATTATATGCAGCTTGTTTAATATCCTCCATATTATTAGTCTGATCAGTTGATTCTGTTTTATTTGTTTTACCATCACTACTTTTAATTTCTGTATTAAAACTTTGTTTAAATTTATTTAAATAATTGTTAAAATTGACTGAATCAAAATCTGAAGAACTAGTTTCATTAGTTACAACAATTAATTTTTCTGTTTCTTTTAATAAGGTTGTTAAATTTATACCTTTTTTAAACTTTTCATCAATAGATAAATCATCATTAGAATATTCTATTACCGCTTTACTAAATTTAGAAAAACTTCCATCATTTACCCATTTAGTAAAATAATCTATTAAATTATTTTTTGTCTGTACTGGTAACTCTAACAAACTACTATTTAAACTTGTTTGTTTACCATACCATAAAGGTTTAATATATGTTGTTTGTGTGGGTATAGATGAACCACTATATATAGAATCGTCCCATGTTATGGGATCTATTTCTAAACTATTTCTCCATAAAGTACCACCAATATAGTATAAAAAATATTTAGGTAATATATAAATAACTGGTGGTTTTAGAAAAAATAAACTACCAGTTTTAAATTTATCTTTTTCTACTGTTTCAGACCAAGTTTTAAATGGTAATGTAGATAATAATAAAAGTGCTTTAGATAAATCTGAAGTGTTATTAGTGTATAAATTTGAATCTGTTAAATACTTTGGTTTTTCTGTATCACTTTCACCTTCTACAGGTTCAGCTTTTTTATTATAAAGGTTAATCCAATCTGTAACTATAGGTGTATTTGGTACTGGATTGTCTGCAGGATTGATTCCCCCATCAATTAATGTAATATCACTTTTTAGTGAAAAAGTTAGACTACCTTCTTTACCTGCTTTTTTTAATAATAATTTACTTTGTTTTTCTAACCAACATGTATAAGATAAATTACGATTAGCAATATAATTAATCCATTGCGTATATTTAACAACACTACTATCAATTACTGACTTATCAAAAACTTCTTTAACATTTTCAATATTTTGTTCTTCCGTTAAATTTACCTTATTTCTAATTATTTTTTTACCTTTGATACTATTACCTAAAATAAGTTTACTCATTTTTGGATTATCTATCTTATAAATGGTGTCCTCATCATTACTTTGTTGGTATTCGACACTATTTAATTCTTTTATTCTTTCGTTAACAATTTTAGTTATTTTATTAGTATTATCTGTTAAATTTAATGGATTGTCTTTTAAAAATTGATTTAAAATTTGGTAAATAGTATCTTTACTTTCTTTATCAATAAAGGATATTTTAGCCCAAATTCCATCCCAAGTAGCATATTTACTCATAGTACCAAAATCTCCTGTTGCGGTTGAATAATATTTTAATATTACAAATCTATCTACTAAAGCTTTTATAAATTTTTCATATAAAACATCTTTTCCTTCTGCGGTTTTTGTTTGTGCAACATTTAACAAATAAAACGGATTTTTTTCACAGTCTATTGGATTTATTGGTATCCAGTTATCTGTATCATTACCACTACTACTACCCTTAGCTTTATTAACTTGTTTAGTAATACCTAATAAACTTTTTTCTTCTTTTAATAAAGCTTCAATTAAATTTTCAATAAATTTAATTTCAGGAAAAGCAGTTCTAGCATCCGTATCTTCAGGTTTAAATATTTCTTTTGATCCTATAAATTTTTCTACAAAACCTCCATCTTGTTTAACAAACAAAGAAGGAAACGCATATATTGTTTGACTTTTAAAATCAAATTCTTCTTTTAATTGTAAATCACTGGTGACACCAGCAGACTCTAATGCTTTTTGTCTTTTTTTGTTCTTCCTTTCTGCAGAATAACCAATATCAAATATTGTCATTAAAAAAGCTTGTGCATTATTACATAGTATCTGAAATACTGTACCTATTGTAGGTTTATACCCTAATCTTTCCGATAAAGAATTATTTAATTCTTCTACTAATTTTTCCTCTTTTTTCTTTTTTGATTTACGAATATTAATTAACATATCATTCACCATCATTCTGATTGCCCTAAAGTCTAATATTATTCCAGGTGTAGCGTTACCAAAACCACTATTTAAGTTACCAGGCTCATTATTATTAGTGTCTTTAGAATAGTCGTTTATAACAATTTGAGATACATCAAAGTTATTATTAGCTTCATCATATTCGCTTGGATTATTTTTAGTTAATATACTATCTTCACGCCTTATTTCATCAATAAATTCAAGTAAAGTTAATTGTCCTTTTTTAGAAATTTCAAAATCTATAAAAAAATCAATTTGATTATTAATATTATTTAATTCTGAAGGAGAAAAGAAACCACTTTGACCAGCACCGGATCCAAAATTTAATGTAAACTCATCGTAATTTACGTTTTCACCATCTGTATTTTCGGAAAATCTCCAGTACTCTGTATTTTTCGTTGCTGATCCACCTAATACTCCTTTAGCGATATTATCATTATTACTAAGACTACTTTTATTTTCACCATAAAAATTAACATAGTCTGTAATAAGATTATTTAAATCATTCATATATAAGTTTAATGATGGAATCATTGTAGACTTAACAAATAATAAATCTCTTATAGACAAATAATTTTCACCTAAAGTTAAATTTACTGATTTAATTCCACTTGTATTTGTTGTATTTGGTGAATTTAATTGTGATAAGTAAGGTGGTGCACTAGTTTTGTCCTTATAAGTATCGATGTTTGCTTTTGGTATTGGACTACCAATAAAGCTTAATATTTCTTCTACTTTTTTCTCCTGTGTATTTAATATTTGTAGTTCTTTATATTTAGTATTTTCTATTTTTAATTCTTCTAAGTCTATCTGTAATTTACTTAATTGTTTCACAAAATCATCTAATGAAGGTGTATCTATTGTTTGAGTTCCATCACTTGTTCCATTTTTAATTGTCCCAACTGTGAGTGGTAACTCAGTTAAATTTTTTAATCCTATTTCTGTATTAAGTGTACCAATTATATCTCCTATTGTAATATCTGCAAGAAATGCTTGTTGAAACCCTAAAAAATTTGCGGAAATATTAAAATTACCAGTTCCAGCATCGAATTTTGATGTCCAGTTAACCAAATTTAAACAATATGATACAGGTTTACCAAAATATCCCTTTACAGTCAAATTAAAAATAGGATAAGGCATTTTAAAAAATATACTATATGGTGATTTTCTATTATCTTGTTCTATAACATCAAATAGCCCACTACCCCTTACATCTGTAAAATCAATGTCTACTTGTGGTATTAAACTAGTATTGTATTTTATGTTAATAGATGTTATACCGAAACCTTCTAGTAATCCACTACCTAAACTGTTTTGAATACCCCCAATATTAGTATAACTTGTAGTTGCATAAGATTTGACATCTCCCATTATATTTTTTTGTGGTTCACCAGCTTGATTGTATTTTACTTCTGTTGATACAAATTCAATAATACCAAATCTACTCTCTTCAAACTCATTTTCATTTTCACCAATAGTTGCCACCCCCCTATTACGTTCTTCCGCAGTCAAACTAATATAAATAAACATGTCTTCTGCAGGTAAAACATTTCTACCTGAAGGGTTAGGATCTACTAACATTAAACCCGCACCAACTTGTTTAACCTCAACATCTTTTTCTTCTTCTCCCATAACTTAAAATTTAACCCGTTCCGTTTAATTTCTGATATTTTTGTACTTCAGAAATATATTGTTGTAAACTGTCTTTAAACGGAAAAGGTATTCTTATTATTTCATTATTTGGTATTGACTCTTCTACCCCCCCATACTGTGGATTAGCTAACATAATTAACCAACCGTGATAAGGGTTTCCATAATATTCTTGACTTAATTTGTCCATTCTACTTTGAGTTTGTCTATATAAAACTGATTTATCACTAGATTTAGGCTCTATTTTTATAAATGGTAACGGTGTGTATTTACCATTAAAGTTGAATTTTTGATATCGGTTATAATATTCTGTACTCATAATACTTATAATAATTTATTATCTGAAATAGTAAATGTTTGATTACGTTGAAGTTCTTCTCCATCGTTTTCATATGATACACTTATACTAACACTAATTATAGATTCTTTTAATTCATCTATACTGTTTTCTATATTTTGTATCTCTGTTTGTATTTGACTTTTTCTATTTATGTTATATGCACTTGTGTTTGATAATGAATCATATTCCGCTTGTAAATCTAGTATATCGCCATTAAAGTCTACAATATCTTGAGATTGACTAAAAGCAATACTAAATATTGGTATGTTACTTAGTTCTATAGTATTACTTTTACTAGTGAATACTTCATCTATATGTACTATATCACTACCACTATCAGTTATAACTACATTTATGGGGTTTGGTAATGGTGTTAATATTGAATTTATAAGTGTTTCCACTATTACATTTTGTCCATTAGGATTAATATTTATTTCAATACTATTAGATGGTATTGTAGGTTGTGACTCACCAGTATTCTGTGATGCCTGATTTAGAGGTACTTCTTGTTTAAGACTAGCATTAGGTGAGTCTCCTATTAATTTTATTTTTTGACCTATATTTGCAATACCCGGTAATAATTCGCTAAATAGACTATTTCTACCATCAATTATTCTAGCACCTATAAATGCTTCAACTTCTAATTTATCACTTCTTCTTTCATACATTTCTGTATTTGCATAGTAATTAAATGATAATGCGTTTTGTAATCTACTAATAGGTCCTTGTAAGGATTGCCCACCTATAATATCAATAGATAATGTAACATCTGCCATCATTGGTTGTACACCTATACCTTCTGGATTTAAATCCCACTGAGGTGAATTACCAGTAGCATAAGTAATACTTAAACTATTAATTGTGATTTTAGTGTTAATGTAATCACCTATTCTTAAAATACATATAGGTGGTCTACCAAAAGCTAAGTTTTGCGCTTTTATACCAGTAGAGTTAGCTTTATCATATATACTAGGTCCCTGTCTTAAACATTGTTGTAAAAATGTTAATCTTGTGTTTAAACCTTCTGGCGTAGTTGAGTGGAATCCTGGATGAAAATATTTAATTTTTTCTGAAATAGTTTCAAAATACTCAGGATATTCCTCCCCTATGAAATCAAAATATCTTGTTTCATCAATTCTTAAATTATCTACTATTTGTGAATCTAAAGGTAGAGAAACTAAATTACTATTCATATCAGTTTGTTGGTGTTGTGCGGTATTATCATTAACCGCATCATAACTTATTTTAATGTCTACTCTCCTACTATTCTCATCACCACTTATGTCAATAACACTAGATTTTACAACAGTAGTAGAATTTACATTACTTATTGAGTTTACTACCGATTCTACTTGTGCTTTGATGTCAGTAGCCCTTTTACTAGCCAACGTAGTTGCATTAGTTTCATCTTTAGATGCAAAACCATTGATATTAATTTTTACTGTTTTATCACTATTTTTTTGAATATTTAAAAATTCTGTTATAGATGCCGCATCGATACTTACACCTGTGTCACTATTTTTATCAAATTTTAATACGTATTTTTCACTAGCACTATAGTTAGACGCAGTAGATTGTTGTTTTTGTATATTTAATTTTTTTTCTATTTCGTTTTTAGTATTTTGACTAACACCTTGGCTATTATCTAATAAATCTAAAAACTCTTGTGGTGATATACAACCAGCAAAAAATCTTTCTATTTCATTTGTTCTTCTACCTCTATATGCATTTATTACTTTAGGGTGGTCAACCAATACCTTAAATTTTAACTGTCCGCTACGAGTAGAATTATTATATGTATATACAGGTTCACCTCTACCTATAAAATCTGTTTTAGTCCAATTGGCACTCATATTCTCATCAAATCCTAAATCATATGGAGGAAACCACATAATTCTACCTTTATTTCTACTTAATGGATCGCCAGGTCCAATTTCATCTAATGTTAAATCTGCTAAATTATCTGCCCACGCTAAATTTTCAATAGATAACATATACTTTTTAAAAGATGTTGTTCTATCTATTTCTGTAGAATGTGTCTTAGGAAAACCGTTACTTTGTAATACACTTAAAGATGCATTATCAGATGTAACAGAAAAACCTGGTTTATTTTTACTATCTGAACTAAATAAACCACTTTTTCTAATTGCATTACTATATTTATAAGGATTATTTGGTGTCCATACCCTACAAAATTTACCGTTTTTAATTGCAGATTCAAAAGATTCACTACTTATAGCATTACCTCTACTAATTAATCTACCTTTTACTCTATCTTTAAAAAACTTTTTAGTTTGATCTATGTACACATCATCAGAAAAGTTATTTACTAAATTTTGTGTCTCCGATAATAAAGTTTTATTATTAAAATTATTACTATCTTTAAATTCCCAATAATAATTCCTACCAACTGTAGTCTGTCCTACTTGTTCTGAATTAATACCATCTGCACCATTAAAATCTTCAGAAGTAAAAGTAGTCATTATTTTACTACCTCTATTAGTAGTTCTTTCACTACCTATATAATATCTACTAGATGTACCACCATCAGATGTTGATGATAATCTTCTGTCTGTATAATTTGGTACATATAAATTTAAACCTAAAGCATTAAATAAAAACGTTGTTTGATTGATACCTGTATTACTAATTAAAGAATTACTTCTTTGTTCTGTAGATATAACAGGAGAACTCTGATTTTTATCATTACTCTTACCCCCTTTATTACTTTTTAATTGTCTATTATATTCTTGCCAACCTATCGATTCATCAGGTAGAATTCCTCCGTTTGAAGGTTCTCCTCTCATTCTATCTTCAAAATCAGTTGCTTCATCTTCAGGTGGTTGAAAATATGTTATAGCAAATTTAATTAAATCACTAGACATTTTATTTTGTATTTGAGAAACTTTACTAATAACGTTAGTTTTTAATTCTCCAGCACCTATAATACCTAAAGATGATTCATTGTTATAATTTAGTGTTGACATTTTGTCTATAACATCAAATGGAAAAGTAACATAAGGAGAATCTCCTCTACTTAATAAAGTAAAACTTTCAGTATTAGAAAATAAAGGGTATGGAATTCTATCTTTCACTGAAGAATCGAAATAAGGTTCAGAAGGTATTACAACACTAAATTCCTCATAACCATCTGTCGGCGGAATATATCTGTTATTATTTACGTTTTGAGTGTCTCTGAAATTTTCTCCTTCCGTAATGATATTTTCATCTTCGTTATAAGAAATAACAGTATTTTCACTTTGTACACCATTAACAGGTACTTTTACAATATTACCTATATCATCAAGTTTAGAGGTTAAACCCCCTTCAACTAAAGTTCTATTAGTTGGTGGAGGTAAATTTTTACTTAATAATATATCTCGTAAATCTTCAGTGCTTAACACACCAAAATTAGTAGTATATAATGTTTGATTTAAAATGCCTGACATAAATATTCTTTATATATAAATATTTAAAGGCTAAATTTCAGGAGATAAAATTATATATTATATATAATTAATAGATTATTACTAGTTTATTTATTATATTTATTCTAGTTTTAATAATTATTTATAATTTTTAAGGTCTATTTCTGGTCAAATATAAGAAAATAATTTTAAAAAGTCAATAGTAGAAACAAATTTTTTTTAAGTTATATTATTAATTACTACCTCAATATCAGTTCCATCTGTTTTTATTTCAATCCCATTCACAATTTTTCGTGTAATTTCATCCTGAATCATTTGCAGTTGTGCAGGTGTAAATGTTCCAGACCCATTTATTGCAACATCTAAATTAATATTTTGATTTTTAGTTACTGACGCAGTAGGATTTCCTGTATTACCTGGACCGCTATTAGGGTCACCTGTATTGTTGGTGTTACCGGGACCGGTATTTGTTGGTATTTTTGGTAAATTATTAATGAAATCATTTAATTCATCACCCATTTTACCCATAGTTTCTCCAAATTCATTAGTAGCATTAGTCCATTCATCTGATTCAAATAAAGCACCTGGTTTAAACGCTTCTTGAAATTGTTTTACGGCAACATCCATAGTATTTTTCATAGGTGTTACTAAAGTCTTTTTCATATTTTCTGCAGTTATCTCATATAAATCTGTACCACCTGCAATTGCAGCTTTACCACTTTCTTTTAAACTCTGCAATTGTTCACTCATAGTTTGAGTGTTTATTGCAATATTTTTAAATAAATCACTATCTGTTTTACCTTCATTTGCATTAGCTTCCATTATCTCATCAACCATAGATTCGTTAACTTCATCTAATCCTAATTCTTCACCGTTGTGTTGGATAACAAATTCTCCTTTTTCTTCTGAAAATTTAGCTAAAGATGCTAAGTTTTCTTTCATTTCATTATCACCAATAGCCGTAAACTTCATTTTAAGGTCGTTAATTTTACTAGATTGTCTAGCCATTTCAACCATTTTCTCTGTATTGATACCCAATTGATCACCTGCCGCTTTTAATTGCATTCTAGCTTCTGCGGGTAATTCGTATCTACCACTTTCTTCGTTAAATTGTAACATGTTTTTAGTCATGTCTTCCAATTTATTCGCTAATTCTTCTGGTTTATTACGAGCCATATACATAGTCTCAAAAGGATCACCAAATGCTTTTGCTATATCTCCACCCAACATCTGTAAGTTAGCTGCTGCTTCAATCGCCGCTTCTGGTTGATAGAATTTATCTGCCATTTGTAATACATCAGAAACATCAATCCTCATTTTAACCGCTTGTTTAGCCATTTCAGTCATACCTCTTACACCACTAGCAAATGAATATGATTGGATAGATTTCATATTACTTGATAGTTGTTTTACTACTTTTGATGCATTTAACCCTAATTTTTGAGATTCTTTAAAAACATCTTCTAATCCTTTAGTCATTGCGTTTGTAGAAATACCCATTAAGTCAAACATTTCTGCCATTTTTGCAGTTTCAGAAGCACTTAAATTAACACCTCTAGATATTTTTTCAATGTTAATGACATCTTCATTATCTAAAATTTTCATTCTACCTGATTCATCTGCCATAGTTTCCATCATATTAGTAATATCTTCCATACTACCACCCATTTGTTCAACTTCTGGTAAAGTATCTTTAAATGTTCTAGTTAATCTTTCTTGATGTGCTGCACCTGCACCAATATTTCTAGAAACCATTAAATATTCTTTGGCAATTTTTTGTGCGTAATTATATTGATCGGCACTAGTGGTTAAAAAGTTTTGAAATTGTCTATACGTAACCTTAACTTCTTGTGTAATTCTACCAGTAACTTCGTATTGAGATTTATATATTTTTTCTTGTTTTTCATAAATCTTAAGTAGTTCTTCTGCATTTTTTTTTTGTTCCTCAGTTTCAAGAGTAAGTTTACTTAAAGCTTCCTTTTTTTGTTTTATACCCTCTAATTCTGCCTTACGTTCATCTCTACTAATACCATCTAAACTGTCTCGCCAATTTTTACTTTCACGAATTAATTCTTTTTGATTTTTTAGTTTTTCTTTAAACCAATCATCACTACCTGGTGTGAATTCTCCTGCCATAGTTCATTACATTTCTAGTCTTGTTATCTTACCATTCCAACCTATTTGTGAACATACGGGTTTACCATTGGAATCGCAAAATTTTAAATTCCCATTTTGGTTCTCACCTCTTTCTGTACTAGAAAAAGTAATTAATAAATATTTTCCATCAGGATCTTTTAATTGCACGGTTTTACCTTTATTTAATGGACTTGCAGTCATTACCTCATATTTAACCTCATCACCTTTTTTAATATTACTTGAATTAGCTACACAAGTAGGGAAAGTGGTGTTATTTTCTCTAGGAGGAACTCCTGCACCACTATCATTATAATCCGTAGGTCTATTTTCATATTTTATTGTTATATTACTATAAACTATTAATTTATCAGAAACAGAACCTTTATTAGCGTTAACTTTTAATTGTTTTTGATTTTTTACCCTAAAAAATTTACTTAGTAAACCTGAAAGATCTGATTCTATACCATCAAAAAGGTCTTTAATATCATTATCCCATTTTTCACAATAAGGAGTATTGGTTATATTAGGATTATTATGAACGTATAAATTTCTAGTATCTAAATCAAACATTTCATTTTTATATCTTGAAATACAATCTAGTCTATATTCTTCAGTTAAATTTTTAGTATATTCATTTTGTGCTGGCAACCACGCGTTTAAATCATCTTCCCATTTTTTCATACATGCGCTTTTATTTCCTTGTGGACATTTATTCTCTTCCTCTACAAGATCATCTGGATCAGTTAAAAATTGTCTGGCAAATCTAACACAATAACACACAGAAGCATGTCCTTTACCTTTCTTTTTTTGTCCTGACCTTACTCTAGACTTAGCACTTTTTATACCTCTACTGATTCTTAAAGCATCATAAACACCTGAAGTAAGTTGTTTACCTTTATATTTACCATCTTCAATAGTATAGGTAGTATTTGTAGTATTTTGAAAATGTTGTTCCAATTCAGATTGACTAGGAAACCCATCCGGCCATTTCCCATTAGACATATCTTTATAAATTTCTTCTATTTTTATAGGATTTTGTGGTGGTTTTTGATTTTGAACATCTATAATAGTTTGAATTTTATCAGCATCACTAACACTTCTATCACCTAAAGCATCATAACCAGAAACACTAACACTCTGCTCAACTATTAAGTTATCTATATCAATAATAACTTCTTTAATAATATTATTAAAATATTCAATATTTTTCATAGTGCGATTTTTATATAAATATTAAGAAAAATTAAATTATTCTTCTTTCTTAGTAAGATTACCAATAAATATTCTTCTACTATAAGTAGGCATTATCATTATATCACTATATGAAAACTGACCTGTTTTTACTAAATAAGATATTTCTTTATGTAAGTGTAGTAGGTATTCAGAGTTTAGGCCATAAAAAATTCGGTCCGAATCTAAGAAAGCAACTAACGGATTCTCCCCCCTGAATCCGTGCGTTTGTATTAAAATCAATACCTGGTTCATTATCATCAATATACTTTCGTAATGATCTAGAATCAATAAGTGGTATCTTTTTTAAGATATTTGAAATTATTATTTTATCTCTCTCACCATCAATTTCGGTAACACATTTCTCCAACCTAAGTGTTATTTTTTGAGAAACTTTTTCTTTACTTCTTTTCATCTGACTTTTGTCTGCAATATCAATTTCTTGTTCTTCTTTAGATGTTAAAAATTTAAACTTAATTAATTTTCCAGATTTAGGTAATTTAAAATCTATCTCACCATTAACATCTGGTTTAATCATTAATTTTTTTTGTTTTAACTGACTTAAATCTATCTCACCTTCTACATAATCACCACTATTTTCATCCCAAACTAATTGGGTATATTTCTCACCAAAAGCGGTAGAACGTAAAAATATTAGAATAGCCATTCTATCTCCTTCTAACAATTCACTAACATCCATATTTAAATCTTTTACCTTTCTTTTAATAAGTAAATCAATCATCACATCTGGTTTTGCACTCAAATTAGGTGAACTAAGAATATTTTCATCCATTGCAGTTAAATATTCTACTTTAACTTGTTTTAATTTATTATCGTATAATAATCCCTGTGATGGTAAATCTAACACATCGAAAGGTGTTCTTAAATCTTCAGGTACATAATTAGGATCTAAAGAATTTTGTATATTTTGCTCCATAAAACATTTTTTTATTAATTTAATCTATTATTCTATTAAATAAATATTAAATGTTGATTTTTTTTACTCTACGTAGCAAGGTAAAGTTTTGGCGAATTCTATTAATTCGGAAGTACAGTCACTTTTTGTCTTACCTTTTCTTTCACCATTAGCAGTAACTTTATCACACCAACCTTTAACAGGTAATTTAGCTAATTCAGTAAGTGTTTCATCGGTTATAATAAATTGAAATGAAGGATTACCATTTACATCTTCATGTTTTGTATACAATTCACCTTCATTATCGGGACTTAACATACTAATAAAGGGTTTAAATTTACTTTTTGCAGCAAAATTATACATAGTTGCTTTCATAATATTACAACCCTCCTCTACACTTTTATTGTTTAAGATACTTTGCCATTTATAATCAGGTAAAGTTAAATCAAAATTTATTACAACTCCTAAATCTAAATTTCGAGTAGTTGTAGAATCTACATTGTCATCTGACACATCATTTTTCATATAATCTACTAACGCATTAAATTGTTTATCTATAAATTCATCACTAGCCAACTTATTTACGTCTTGAAAATATTTTCTTGCTACAGTAGGTCCTTCAATATCTGTTTTTCTCTGTGTACCGTAATTCATTGCAAAACCCATTAAATTAATACCTTCTTCTGTGTTTTTCTTACCATTTGAAACTGTAAATTTACTTCCCAAATCGATTTGTTTACCCTTACCTATATCTTTAGCCATAGTTTTTATTTCATCTTTAGATACAGAACCATCAGTAAATAATATTAAATCATTTAATTTTCTCTCAACTTCATTTTCTCCTGCCGCGTTCAATAATGTAATAATTAATTCTGCCTTTGTGGCTTGACATTTTCTTATTAATTTAGAAGCTAAATCAATACCCTTTCCATTTTTTATTCCATCCCATCCTGAAACATCTACGTTAACATTAATATCCTTAGTTGCACCATCTTTCATATCATCAACTTCCTTTTTTGTTAATGCTAACGCTTCATTTCCACTAAGTATATTTTGTACTAAATTATTTTTAAACTCACCATCTACACCTATAACATTTAAAATTTTTGATAAATCCTTAACTGATTCATTATTATCCCCACCCTCATTTTTAATCAGATTAAAAGCTTCTTCTTTAGTATATTCGCACTTGTGATTTAATATCTCAACCAAATTTTTATTTTTTAGTAGTTTATTTACTTGTTGTTTAATAGTAGATTTCAGTTTAGCATCAATCACACCTAGTAACCTCTGTAAATCAACACTAAATGTAAATAAATAATCTATAATTGAAGATCCTACACCCCATAAAGGTAAGGGGAAATAATGTTCAAAATAACCTTTAGGATCATATCTGTCAGTTACATCAACTAAATCTGTATTCATAAAAGTCCTAAAACAATCCAAAAAATCCACCGGTTCAGTAAACTGAAGTAAATCTTTTTCAGTATATTTTGTATTAGGATTTGTTTCCATGTCATACTCCATATCTAAAAATTGTTCCATTTTATCTTTCCTTACACGTCTTAATTCACCATCTTCCTTAGTTATACAAGAAATAGTTTGTATCAATGCTTCTAAAGCCCATTCTATACCTACTATTGAATAAACCCAATATTTATTTCTTTTAACTTTTGCAATTGCTCTTTCATTTAATCTTTGATTCTTTATTATTTCTGCAAGTAATTCTTCCGTTTTCTCCATAGAATTAGCACCTTTTAACTCATTTTTTAATATGGCTAACTCTTCCTCACTTAAACCTGATTTAAAGTTAAGATCATCCATTACTACTATAGTATCACCATCTTTACCTCTAAAACTTACACCATCACTTATCTCAAACTTATTACTTCCGACAATTTCAAACTTATTCACAAAACCACCAACATTATTTTTATGTACTATTATATGATTACCACTAGTTTTATTAGTTAATACCACATACTCACTAATTGGGCTTTTAAGTTCAACACCTTTTAGCATCTCATCTAATTGAAGTTTTTTCAAACCTTTTGTTGCTTGTTTAGCAATATCATCACCAATCTTAATTCTAATATTCATTGGTAATTTAGGACTCATACCAACCCTATTTTTTATTATATTTATTCTTATATCATCGGTTGCTTGTAATGGGAAATCAATATCATTTGTTTTTCTTTTCAAAACTTCTGGCATATCATCCCATAACTTATCAATTTCTTTAACTGCTTCATCTACAGTTTTACCATCTTTAGATAAATTATAAAATAAATTTGTATAAACATCTTCAGGTTTTGATTTCTCAACTATACGTACATTATCTATAAAATTCTCTAATCCTTTTAATGCACTTGCACTAACACCTAAATCTACTAATGAGTTATTTAAACTAACCTTAAAACCCTGTGGGTCATCATCTAATCTTCTTAATAATTTTTTTAATTCGTCAACATCTCCACTTAGTGCTCTTGCAACAACCGCTACTTCATCTGCAACAAATTTACCACTATTAAGGAAACCTCTAATTATTTTTCCAATACCACCTTCACCTTCAGTAATTAAAATTTTTTTCTTCAAATTTATGGATTCGTCATAATTAACTCTATTATCCATCCTTTCTAACATAAGGTTAAACTTTTTCTTATCTAAATAAATTAATTTTTTTTTCATCTTTTTCTATTATCTAATTAAGTTAACTACCATTTCTTTAATATCTCCTCCACTAACAGTTAAATTTGTAGTATTTGTATCTTGTAATAAACCATCCATATCTACACCATCAGGATCATATTGATATGTACTACCTGTACCATCACCGGCCATCCATCCACCGTATACACTTGATTCATCAATTTTATCAATTAATGACTGAATAGTTTTTTTGTTACCACTTTCATCATAAAAATTCATAAAAGTTATTTGACCGTATGTTGATGTAGTAGCAGTAGTACCTAAGTTAGTTATAGGTGCTTTATATTGTAAATATTTTATCTTTTCTGTTCGGTTAGCAGTCTCATTGAGTTTTACCCTCATTTCTATTGTGCCGGGAGTTACCGCTTTAGTATTACTCCAATTTTTATTGAATGTTTTTTTATAACTATCTTCAGTTGATAAATCAATAGGTGTCTTAAGAGTTACATAAAAAGTAATCCAATCATTTTGCCAAAATTCTAATTTAGTTATTTGTGCTGGATAACTAATTGTACCTCTATTGTTGGAGTATAGGTAACATTTACCCCCTAAACTTGTTACTCCATAATTCATAGGACTTTCCACCAATCTAGGAAATTTTTTAATCATCATTTGAATTACTGATTGATTAATACAATGTCCTACTTCAGTGTTTCTAGTTGGGTTTGCGGTATGATAGGCATTAACGAATAATTTAGCCTCATCTGCAGTTATGTCATTACCAGATGCAGTAAATTCTGTGGTATCTATTACAAAATCACCATTAGAATCGGGATTGGTAACTTGTTCCTTAACTAAATTACCATAAAGTCTCTCTTCAGTAAAAAGACTTTTAATTCGTTCAATTTCCTCATTAATTTTTTTCTCCATATTAATAAATATAACTATATTATATAATGTTTACAATTCAATACCCCAATGTTTGGCATTTTCTTTATCTGCCTCACTAAATTCTTCGTTTTTATTATTTTCTATTTCTAAGTTTTTTTCTAACTCTTTTAATTTATCTTGTTCGGGGGCATTTTCTAATAATTCTAATATTTCATCATATTTTGTTATAATAAAAGTTTTAATTTCTTCTGTAGGTTTACCTTCCTTTTCCATTTGAGTGGCAGTATCTGTTATTTCTCTCAACCATTTACCTGTTTTTTCTAAAATAACTTTACCTATTATACTTTCCATCCCATTAAATACTATATCTCTTACATTTTTTTCTACTTTAATATCATATTTACTTAGTAAATTACCTACACCTATTCTAGTTTCAATATCTATCATATGTGCTAATAAATAATAACTAGCTAAATCTTCTATTTTTTGTTTTATCGCTAATGAAGAAGCGTCTTTTTTATTAATATCTTCTTTAGAAGTAAGTTTATTATCTATATCGTAACCTGTAAACTTTTTTAATGCGTCAAAACCTTTACTTAATGCCTTACCAATTTCTTCTCCATAACCTTGTACTAACCCAAATAAAGTTGCTTGTATTAAAGCTTCTTTATTACTAAACTTAGGTATATATTTTTTTATAACTTTTTTAATGTCATAATCTACCTTTATTAAATCATCTAGAAATGGTTTAAGTTTATCTTTTTTAACTCCTTTTTTTGTTAACTGTTGTAAAATTTCTTTTTCTTTTGGAGTTAAGTTTTTCATACTTCTCATTATTTTTTCCAAACCGTCTACCGCTTTATTTGGCATTTTTTGAAAAGCGTCTATCACATCAGATAATTGTTTTATTTCCTTAGATGAATATTCTGAAACTAAATCTCTTAATTTTTTACTCCATACATCCGCCGCTTCTGATTTAGTCATACCCTCAAGTGTATTCTTAAATGCTTTATCATTTAACTCCGTTGTTATTTCACCTAAAGCTTTAGTCCATTTTACATTCTTTAAACCACCTTTTAATGCTTTATTTGTAAATTTCATCGCTTCTGCTCCACTAAACAATGCACCTACTAAAGTTAATCCCGCATTTAATTCCCAACCCTCATCTTGTTCAATTACATACCCAGCAGCACTCACACCATCAATCGCAGCAGATAATGCCACATTTAATCCTGGTACGGGTATAAATAATACTGCAATAGATGCTACATCTGCAATACAATGCCAATCACCTACACACTTACTAGCCCAATCAGAAGTTTTTTCCCATAAACTTCGTACATCATTCTCTACCGCACTATACTCAACAATTTTAGACATATTAATAGTTGATCCATTTAATTTAAATGAATTAGTTGGGTTATTAACACAACCACAAGTTCCTAAATTTTTACCTCCACTGTACCACCATACACCACCTAGATTCTTTTGACTACACACAAGATTAAAAGTATTTTTATCATTATCTTTATAATCGAATGATTTTTCAACATCATAATAAGGTACAGGTGGGACTACTATTATTTGTTCATCTATTTTATGTTTTTTTGATTCGGCAACCACTTGTTTTGGGCGTCCATATTCATCAAACCAGTCCGTTTTCCAGGTGTTCCTACTATTTGGATTCCATCTTACTTTACCATCTGATGGGTTTCTAAAATCTCCTACGGGTTTACTACAATATTCTTTATATTTACTCGCACTTTGACTCTCAAACCTTTCATTATGACTTGCTGAGGCGTCTATAATATGTAAATAAGTTTCAATCATTTGTTCTAAATTACTTTTTTCACCCATATTTCTTTGTGCTAAATCTCTTATTTCTGGTTCTTTAGGTTTTACTGGTGGCGGTTTAATTTTACCATTTAATTGATAATAATAAACCGGTCCATATTTTTTCCACGCTTTAGTAGTTTGTGGCCCAAATGTTCCATAACCCGGTGTTTTTTTATTTAAAGGTTTACCTGTTGTAGTCCACTGAGTTGGGTAATTTTTGTCTAACCAATTTTGGAATTTCTGTATAGGTTCTTTTTTAGTTAACTTTCTAGGTAATTTAATTTCACCTATTTGTGATTCTAATTCTTTAAGTAATGCATACCAATCAACTGGTTTAGGATCATTTTCTAAATCACTTTGGTAAGTATTGTTAGTTAGTAAATTATTAACATAATTAGGTCTGTACTTAGATGGATCATTACTGTCTTGATCTCTCCATGAATTATTTCTATAATCTTCTATTGCAAAAGCATTATTTTTACTATTTATGATATCATTAATGGAGTTTTGTATGGTATTATATTTCTCACCGAATTGTTGTTTCCATTTTTTATAATCTTCTTTCCACCTTTTTAGGGATAATTTATACCTTTCACCTAATTCTATTTGTTCCTTTTTAAATGCTTCTTGACCCCAAATACTCAAAATATCTTCTTCAACAACTGTTTTTAATTTAAAATATTCTTTTATTAAGTCACCTGGCCACAATAAATTGGTATTACCAATACCTATTCCACTACTATAAGGATTATTAAATACTTCTTCTAATTTACTTTTAGAATTACTAAATGTGAGTAAATTACATGCTAAACCGTCCCAATTACCTAGTTTTCGTAACCTATTCCAACTACTATAAACACTATTATATGTCCCAATAGCGTTGTTTATAATATTTTTTTCACTTTTAGGGTTTAATAGTACATCATATGTAGAAGAAAGAATATTTCCCCCAACATCATAAGAATATCTTCCATCATCTTCCGCTCTACTATTAAAATCTTTAATGGTTACCATTTTTCCGTTATATTCATAAGTTACTGCACCCATATGAGGATCACCATATTGTCTAGCTTTACACCAGTCCCAATCTGGACCAGGTATTCCTGCAACTATATTCCCCTTTGGTCTACATGCGACATAGGTATTTAACTCGTTAATACCATAATTAATTTTTCCTGGTGCAGTACTATTTTGAATCCATCCACTTCCCAACTTTGGAGTTGAGATAGCCGCACCAGATATTCCATCTACTTCTTGTTCACTAATAATTAAAAAATCATTATCAAAAACTTTTTTATACTGTGTTTCGGAAATTATAATTTTCATTCTAATAGAGTTTTTATATAAATATTTAAAAGCATAGAAAAAGTCGCTTTATGCGACTTTTAATATTATATATGTTAATTTGATTTAGAATACGTTAATTGCTCTATCAAACCTTAATGTACATGTAATGTCTGCTAAGTCAGAAGAACTATAATCTAAACCACCAAAATCAGCGTCATTTAATTGAGTACCTTCTAAAATCCATTTTTGTACTACTACACCTGTTGGATCTAACATTTCTAATTCTACATTCTTTTTGTATCCTGCTGCGTATCCTTGTCTACCAGTTACAGATTCAGAGTGTAATCTTACCCATTCCATTAATGCTTGTGTTGCAGAAGGACCAATTGGATCTCTAAATGTAACAGAGATTGTTTCCCATCTAAATCTACCGATAACATACGTCTCAGTATTTAAAAATGGTATTGATACTTCATCACTAGTGTATTTAGGTCTACTTGCAGTAGAAATCCACCATTCTTGAATACCTAAATCATCAGGAAATCTAAGAATCCATCTATTCTTTCTTAATGGTTCATAAGGAACCGGCATTCTCATTAATAAATCTGCCATAATTTCTTTTTTTTATCGTTGTTTTTTATTCTTTATTAATAAATATCTAAAATTTAAAAAAAACTAAATCTTTAATGTTTTTTATTATCTTTCTAATTGTGAAGTAGGGTTATCTTGTGCCCTTTCGTCTTCTCTATTAGAACTAACAGAAAAATCTAAATCTTCTATAATAATCTCATTAGTCTCAATAGCCATTTTATACGTATCTATCGCATCTCCCACATGAAGAGTTAATCTATCATATGCGTCATTACTCATTTTAGATTCATTTGATTTATCTATTATTTTTTCAACCTCATTAATAGTTTCTTCTAATTCTTCATTAAGTTCTTTTAACGCACCAGATAATTCATAAGCATATTTAGTATAACTATATCCAGTACCTCTAAACATTCCACCAATACCTTTTAATGTAGACTTTAAACCTTCATTTAAATTTTCTTTACCATTTTCTATATTACCGTAAAGTCTTTCCTCATTAAATAATGATTTCATTCTTTCAATTTCGTTATTTATATTCTTTTCCATTTTAGTCTTTTTTATTTAAAATTATTTTCATGAGCTATACGCGCAATAGATTTTTTATGATATATTTTATTTGTATCCATTTTTAATTTAACCATATGTAATAAACTGTCTGCTCCATCAAACATGACTGACCCTTTAAAACTATCTCCAGCAAGATAATCATTATCATTTTTAAAGATTTCATTCGCTTCATAATATAAATCGGGATTTTTATCGAATGCCATAAACGCAGCTTCAATAATCGCCTCATCATCCATAAACACTCCCATCGCATCTAGTATTAATTTATATAGTTTTTTTGCGTCATCTAGATTTTCTATATATTCATAATCATAATTTTGTTCTGTTAATACTCTTTTTACAATTCTTTTTAAGTCATTTTCAGTTAACTTAATTACTTTATCGTTTTTTTTAATTCTCATTACTTTGTATTTTAAAATATGGTTTATTTCACCATTTATTAATAAATATTTAGTAATTAAATAAAATTCTATTTTTTAATTATTATTCGTTTCTTTTTAGGGTTATCAGGATCAGATGTATCATATACTAAAAATTTAACATCAGGATATAATTTTTTTAATTTCTCCTCAATGTACTTCTCCGCACTCTCAATATTACCTAAATCATCATCACTAAAACCTATACTCATACCATTATATTCTGGATTATCTTTCATTTCTTTAACTGCACTAACTACTCTATCTACAAAAGTCTTTAATGCAATCATTTTACCGACTTCTGGGTTTGTTACACTTACATCAGTATCAAATTCTTCTACAAACTCGTCAGAAGTCACAGGATAGTAGTCCTGTAAGTTTAGATATTGTTCTATAGATGTACCATGTAAGTTAGATAACATTTTTTCTTTTTGTTCTTCAGTGAAAAGAGTGTCAATTATCACTTTTATACCATCTTTAATTGCTTTAGGTGGGTTTCCTCTAGCAGTTATTATAGAGAAGTCATTACCATATAATAATGCTTCTTTAAATTTATCAAAACTGGGACCAAAAGATTTTTTTCTTAATGCTTCTTTTGTGTCTCTTATAAATGCGTCATAATCTCTGAAATCTTTAAACGCATAATATAAGTCATCTTTTTCATATCTATAATCTTTACCAACTCTATTCCTAATTTCTCTAAATTCTTCAGTACCTACTAAAACAGGTATCCATCCATCACCTACCTTTTTCTCTAAATAAATTTTAGTGGGCATAAATAAAATATTATCGTCCCAATCAAATGAATATGCTCTTTTTTTAAATTCCAAAAGTAGACTTTTTTGATATTGACTTAATTTTATTTTCATAGACAAAAAAAAGGTGGGAATAATCCCACCTTATAATTATATTTTATTTATTTTAGATATCATCAAAAGATGCTCCAGTATTAGTAATATTAAATTCAATACTAATGTACTCTAAAGATCTTGTCGGTTTAATGAATATTCTACCATTTAATTCATTTCTGTCGATAGATTCTGGTGTATCATCTAATACAACTCTAAAGTCAGTTAAACCTCTTTCTTTTCTAATATTATCCAATATTGGATTAACTAATGAAAGGAATTGATTTCTTACAACATCATCATTCTGTTCGAATAATAATCTAATAGATACTGCCGAAATAAGTTTTCTAGCTTGTAATAACAATCTTCTAACATTAATTCTGTTAAGTGCCGTATCTTTAGATTGTAAGGTTTTATTACCCCAAATACAAACACCTACATCTGAGAATGTTGCCATTGGATTAATTCTTCCTTCATATAAATCATCTCTTTGATCTAAAGTTAATTTTGTTCTCGCTTTAATTGCATTTGTAGTACCTCTGTTTAAACCAGCTGCTGCGAACCAAGGGAACGCTACGTTATCCGTTAATGCAATGTTTCTAACAACTTCTAATGTTGGTGGTAACCAAATGTATTGATTATTTTCTGTATCATTCATCTGTAACCAAGGGAAGTAAGTTGCAGAATAGTTACTATCTATTCCTGAATCATCTAATATTCCTGTTGCTTCATCTGGTGTTAAAACAGTTTCTCCATCGCTACTAGTATCTGGTGTAGTAATTACATACAATGAATCTGCTCTATCATTTTCAACCATATCAACCGCTGCATCAATTAAGGAAGGTTGATCTCTTAAATCTAATCCTGGTGTTGCAAAAACATTTATATTTACTGCTTCTGGATTATTATAAGTATATATTCCTTCTAAATATGCAAAGTAATCTGAAGTTATACCATCATCTCCTTCAGAAGTAGTATAAGTTGTAAACGTTCCATTAAGTAAACCTTCATTACCCTTACTACCAGTTTTGGTATATGAGTCAGTATTTGTTCTGTCTAAACGATACACATCCCAACCATCAAAACCACCGTATGGTGCGAAAGTAAATTTCCTAGCAGTTACTTTTTCATATGGCCCACTTTGTAAAGATGCTTCAGTAGTAAATGCTGATATACCTACTTGTAATGATGGAAAATAACTATCATTACCTGCTGATATTTCTGCCCCTTTTGCGTTTACGTCTAAGTGAAAACCATCCGATTTACCAGTATACGCTACTTTAGTTACTGCGTCTAATCCTTTGTAATCGAAGAAATCTTGATCTACACCAATAGTCGTATTAAGACCTAAATAGTATTTTCTTATTTGTGAGTTATTCAATGAAGGGTATTTTGTACCATACTCTATTTGTGGTGGTAATGCCGTAGTATCACCGATATAGTCTCTGACTTGTACTCCCTCAAAACCTGCAGGTACACCATTAGTTGGGTAATCGGTTGCCATATCTACCATAATATAATTACTTCTTAATGGGAATTCACCATCTGACGTACCAATTTTTCTACCAATAAATCCGTTATCTGTAGGGTCTAAAGAAAGTTTAGAAAATTTCTCTAAAACACTTAGATTGGCGTCATTATCATTATATCTTCTTACTATTAAATCAAATGTTTTATCATCTGGTTTAATGTTGATAATAGAAAATTTAATATCTCTGTTAGCTGCATTACCATCAGATATTGTAATAAATCTAAATAATCTCTGAAGTTTATTACCCCTTAATTCAGATAATACGTATGGGGAAGCTGCAGACTGATATTTTTCTTCATAATTACTTAAATTATAAGTAGAATCTGCACTTATTCTAACAAAATCAATGTTTAAACCTCTTACTTTACCAGCAGTATTTAAATCATCTAAACTGTTAATGAACAATTCTTCTACAAAAAGTTCTGTTTCTTTATCTTGTGAACTAACACCAAAAACATTAGGTAAATAGTTCTTTTTAGTCTTATCTAAAGACACATTATAATCAAAGTCAACACCACTACTTGTTGTACCATTTATTGTAAAACTACCAAAAGGGTTAGTTACAATTGAGGATGTATTTGTCATACTTACATCTGTTATACCTGATACTGTGTAATCTAATATTTGGTCTCCACCATAATTACCTCTAGATCTTAAAGTGGCAACCACACTACCATCAATATCATAAGATGATGCAGTATAAGTTACTACTGTACCTGAAGTAACACCTGTTACAAAACCTGGTGTAGAACCAGATGTTGAAGTAACTTCCATTGAGAAAGTAGCACCAGAAAAGTCACTACCCACTTCTATATATTTAGGTGAAGTTATTGATATAGTATCACCAGTTGCACTTAAACCTATTGCAGAAAAACTATTACTAATTTCCCCTTGATCATATAATTCTTGTAAAAGAGGATCACTAAATGTCATTGTAACTGGTGTTCCACCTGTACTCGCACTATAAGTTAATAATGTAGGATAAGAAGTAGTACCTATTACTTCTTCTGTTGATGGATCAAACTCTGCATCCAATGTAATACACCAAGCATTACCTGCTTTATATCCTGATAATCCTAATACTCTACTAACATAAAGTTGATTTGTTTGTGTTAAAAACGATCTAGCTATATAGTTAAGTTCATATTTTGGATACCCATTACCTTTATATTTTTCAGGGTTTAGGTTACCAAAATATGATGTGAATTCATCATAATTAGAAATGAATACTGGTTCAAATGCAGGACCTTTAGGTGTTTCCCCTAGTAAACCTAATGTAGTTACCCCCACTTGTCTTGTTACGAATGTTAAATCCTTTTCTGATGTAAAAACACCTGGACTAACGAAAATTCTATTTGTTGAAGCCATTTAATTTTTTATTTTAATCTTTTTTATTATTTTGTTTTTATTATAAATATGCAATTATTTTTGAAAGTAAGTGAATTATTTTAATATTCAGATATTTAGTATGATATTTTTCATACTTTTGTCATACTTATATAAAAAACAACTATGAAAAGGACTAAAAATCTTAAAATTACACCCAAAACACATTTATTGTTAAAAACTTATTGTGAAGAAAATGGATTAAAAATGTTTGCATTTGTAGAAAAAATAATAAAAGAAAAATGTGTCCCTAAAAAAGATTTGTACGGTGAAGTGGTAAGATAAATTATCTCACTATTAAAACTAAATCAAAATCTGGAGTTAATTCAAAATCACCTAACCATATAAGTTTATTATCTTCTATGTTATAATCCGTATTAACGACATACCTTAAACCGTTAACATATAATTCCGTTTTTTCTACATCATTAATGTTAACTTTAATTTCATCAAATATAGTTTGTCCTTTAATAGAAGGTTTTATACTAATTGCATTATAATTACTTACTCCCCTAAGTATTGCGTCCATTATAGGTTTAGGATCTCTTACTACATAATTTCTAACTATCCTTTTCATTTTGCGTTTCCTATTACTGTTAAAAATGCAGGATTTGCTACATCTAATTTTGTTATTGTAATTTCTAATGAATCTCCATAAGAAACATCAAAAGGTAATGTTTTTACGTTACCATTTACTGTAACAGTAAAGTTACTAATATTTTGTTGTGAAACACTACTGTAAATGGAGTCGTTTTCAATTGATAGTTGGAAAACATTAATACCTGGTGCAAATTGAATATTTAATTCGATTGATGTGTCTTCTTCTCTTTCTTTAATCTGGTGGGTAGCTAAATTAACATTTTCTGCAATTTCAAAGAAAGTAATTGCCCTACTAATTGCTGGTGTCACCTCAAACTGTTTTGGATCTAATAAATAACCTAACATTTTTATACTGAATAATTGTACGTAGTATCTTTTCTCATCTAAATTTTGTATAGAACTTTCATCACCTATACTATCCATCATAAGTGGTATTGGGTGACCATTTACCCTAATATATTTTTCACCTGCAGAAAATGAGTCTAACATTAATCTATTTAACACATTTAAATCTCTCATTCTTGTACAGAATAATCTAACTTCATAGTTTAAATCTACAGAAATAGGTTGTGGTATTTTATAAATGTCAAAACTTTTTATATTACCATCCCATGTAGGTATTTTCATATATGTAAACGTAGGTTTTCCTGGCACATTAAAAGTTCCCGCATAATTAGTACCAGTTTGTGCATCTGGTTTTCTTATTATGGTAATAAAGGGCATTGTAATATTTTTGTATTCATCTGAAAATTGCCAAGTTTTTGCAAATTCTGCCCATCTTTGTATACTTAAAAAAATAACTGGTACTTTTTCACCATTTAAAACTAAACTTATATCATCCTCCATATATTGAACAAACTCTCTATCCATATCTTCGTGTAAAATACCTTTAGGTAGATATGTACCAGGATTAGCAATATCATTTAATATATTTTGTCTAGCCTCAAAACCCTCTGGAGTAGGGGTAAATTTTAAATTTTTTCTATAATTCTTAGGAAGTCCCATTTTAATTAAATACCTTTAAATTCATCTTCAGGTGTAGGTACACATGTCACAGTTCTGTAAAAACCTTTATAACCTGCAATAGTGTGTGCGTTGTCTGATGTTATTATACCATTATTAGATACTGTCCAGTAAGTCATTTTATCTTCAGTTTCATGATATCCTATATAATCCCCATAATTAATCTCAACACCTAATTCATCTAAATGTGACTGATATACGCCTAAAGTTAGATTACCATGTTCTAAATGTCTTAAACTACCATTAGGATTCCAAGCCTCATTTTTAGGAGATTCCATTTGGAAATTAACAGTCAATTCAACCGGTGTTTTAAATCTTATTTCATTAGGTGCAGATTCTCCATATATATCATCAGTTAATGATTTACTTTGATCTACTTGAAAAAGAACTACTTTAATGTTTATGTCACCCTCTAACCATTCTCTACCAAAATCTACTTCTAAATTAAAATCTTCTTGTGAAAAAAACTTGTTTACTCTCGTAATTGGGACTTTTCTGTTATTTTTCATGTATCTTTTACCTATAAATATTTATACTTTGCAAAAAAATGATTATAATTAGAAATATGTTAGATATAAAAGACATTAAAGGATTGAAAATTGAAGAACTATTAGTTACATATAATGGTAAGAATCCCTATATTAATTATATAAAGAAAAAATATCAAACCGAAAAATCATATTTTTTAACTAATAGTCAAACAAAATATATTACTAATTATTTTAATTACATACCTAAAAATATTAATAAAATTGTAGAAATCACTGAATATTTTTCAAATCAATTAAAAGAAGAGTATAAATTGACTACACCAATTAATAAAATATTAGTAGAAACTATATTGGCAGAAAGTGATAAAGCAATACACGCAATATGTAAATTTTATAAAAATCAAAAAGAAGTTAAATTAATATGGATACCTAAAACTCAATTAATTGAAGATATTCACTATGAGGAAGTAGAAGTAGAAGTAGACTTTGAAAAGTACATAGATTTAGATAAAAGGGGTTGGAGAGCATTTAAACATCAAGAAGAAGGTATAGAATTTTTATTAAAAAATAAAAAATGTATTTTGGCGGATGATATGGGTTTAGGTAAAACATATCAATCTATAGTTGCTGCATTAGAATGTAATGCAGAAAGAGTTTTAATTGTTTGTCCAGCATCTTTAAAAATAAATTGGATGAGAGAAGTACAAAACTTTTGTGAAGATGTCTCCATAATAAAGGGAAAACATTGGGATCCAGATAGATTTACTATTATAAATTATGATATATTAAAAAATTTTCATACTATAGAAGAAAGAGGTAAAAAATATGAAGACTGGGAATTAAGAAGAGAAATAGTTGAATTTAATCCAGATCTAATAATATTAGATGAAGCACACTTTGTAAAAAATCATAAAAGTATAAGGGGTAAAATTTTAAAAGATATTTCAAAAAGATTTTCTCCTAAAAGATGTTGGTTGTTAACAGGTACACCCATCGCTAATAGACCAATGGACTATTATAATCTTTTATCCATAATAGAATGTGGGGTTGCAAATAATTGGGTACATTATGCTAGAACTTATTGTGAAGGAGTAAGATTTAAAAAAGGTGGTAGGTTTGTTTGGGTAACTAAAGGTGCTTCTAATTTAGAAGAATTAGCACAAAAAACTAAAAGAACTATCTTAAGACGTAAAAAAGAAGAAGTATTAGATTTACCAGATAAACTTATAACACCAATTTATTTAGAATTACAAAATGTAGACGGTTATAAAAATGTGTGGGAAGAATATTTGGCACAACGTAAAGTAGATGGTAAAAAAGGTAATCCCGCAAGAGATTTAGTAGAAGCTACATTGTTAAGAACTTTTATAGCTATGGAAACTGTTCCATATACTATAGAAAAAGTAGAAGAAGCATTAGAACTAAATAAAAAAACTATTATATTTTGTAACTTCAATGACGAAATGGATGCGTTTATTAGGTATTTTGGAGATAAGTGTGTTTGTATAAGGGGAGGAATGTCAGATAAACAAAAACAATTGGCGGTTGATAGATTTCAAGAAGATGATAATTGTAAAGTTTTCGTAGGACAAATAAAGGCTGCCGGTGTAGGATTAACCTTAACTGCTGCAGAGATAGTAATTATGAATTCATTAGACTGGGTACCGGGAAATCATGAACAAGCGGAAGATAGAGCATATAGGATAGGTCAAAATAAAACAGTTAATATATATTATATGTTAATAGATGAAACAATAGACACATTAGTGTGGGATATTTTAAATGAAAAAAAGAAAATCATCGGAACTATTATGGGTGAAGAAAATATTATAGAAGAATTTATTAAAAAGATTGAAAATGATGTGGAAAAATAAAATGGTATGGGAAAATATTAATATATTTTCTAAAGAAGAAGCAAAAAAAATAGAGAATTTATTCGAAACTAATTTACATCAATTCGGACTAACTGTAAATCATGGAAGTTTTAGACTTTCAGTTTATGAATCTACATTAAATGATACATTTCCTGAAATACATAAACTTATAGTAAATAAGATTAAAAAAATACCAAAATTAAAAGATTATAACGTAACAAGATCTGCCGGTCTTAGATATACTAAAGATGCGCCTTCTATGCCCCATCATTACGATGGAGATGATTATACCATTTTAATTTTTATTAATGATAATTATGAAGGTAGTGGTACTGTATTTCCGTTGTTGAAAAAAACTGCACATGCTTCAGAATTTGGTGTGGGAAACGCTCTTTTATTTTCAGGTAGAAAAATAAAGAGTTGGCATGGAGCATTACCTTTAAAAAGTGGTGTTAGATATACAATAAATGTAAGACTTAATAAAAAGAAAAACTTTTTTTTAATGGTAAAAAGTTTTTTTAAACTATTGATTTTATTCGCAATTGAACCTATAATAAACAAATATGAACGTCGCCATAATAAAGAAATAAAAGATACAGAAAAAATAATTATGAAAACAGTACCAATAGTATTCAGTATGAAAGGTTGTCCACACTGTGACAATTTAAAAAACCAACTTAAAGAATCTAATATAGAATTTAAAGAGATAGATACAGATGATAAAGAAAATGAAGTATTATATGAATCCTTTTCAAAAAAAGTTGGTAGTGATTTTTTACCTGCAGTAATTATAGGAAAAAAAGCATTTTTACCTGATAAATCATTTAAAACTATTGATGATGGGGTAAATATGATTAAGGAGTACCTTCAGGAGCTTTCTGATCGTGAGAACCATTTAGATTAAAGTTATCGTTACCGTCACTATACTTTTCAATTAATGAACCTAATTCATTAATTATATTATCATGTTCTTCTGTACCATTCCATCCCGCACCTTGTCCACTACCATGAAGTAAAGATTTTCTAATATCTTCTAATCCCTCAATAAGTTCTTCATTATTGGTGTCCGCTTCATAGGCGAATTGTATTGCAGATTCTATATCTCTAAGTGCAGAAGCCAAATGATTCATTGCCTTATGCATTAAACCTACTGCAATATCAGTAGAACTATGTGTATCTGTTTTAGTATAAGGAAAAAGATTTTTTTCTACTTCGTAAGTAGTTTCTTCTCTTAAAATTTTTTTTATTAGGTTTCTTTTCATCATTTAATAAATATCTTAATATTTATAAATAAATACATAGAATTATGGCAAATGCATTAAATGATAAATTAAAAGATGAATTATTCACATTAATAAAGCATAGATTAGGTGCACCTATTAGAAAAATTGAATTAGATAATGATCAAATGTGTTCATTATTAGAAACTGCAATTGAAGACTATGCACAAAGAGTACAAGATTGGTTAATAGAAAACCAATGGTCATCTTTACTAGGTAACGAAGCAGATAATATTGATATTGCTTTTGCACTAACCACTCGTTCACTAGATTTTGAAAGTAGGTTTTCGTACGCATATTCTAAACAAGTAGGTTTACAAGATAGAGGTCCGTGGGAAATGAAAAAAGATTATGTAACTATAGTTGCGGGACAACAAGTTTACCAAATACCTGGTGGTAGAGAAGTTAACGAAGTGTTATGGATAACACCAAACAGTACTGATCATGCATTATATTCATTTGCGGGTTTTGGAGACTATGGTTTTGGTGGTGGTTTCGGACAAGTACCTTACGCTGGTTGGGGTCAAGGTGGAGGATTAGGTAACGGTGGATTTTATGTTGCACCTGCGTTTGACGTATTACTTAGAGCTTCTGATTTTAGTTTAAAATCTAAGTTATTGAGAAGTGAATTAACTCATAAGGTTACTGCAGGACCTAACGGTACTAGATTACTACATTTAATGCCAATACCAGGAAGTAGACTATCTTTTAGTGCTGCCGGTTTAATAGGTAATCAGATAGGTTTAGCGGGAACTAAAGTGTGGTATTATTATTATGATACTAATGGTATGTCCGAAGATGAATTAAATTTATGTTTAAATGAGAATAAAGATATAATAAAATTACCTAATGATGTTCCACTATCTAAATTAATGTATTCTGATTTAAATGAACCAACAAGAGTTTGGGTTAGAAGATATCTAACGGCATTATTTAAAGAAGCCTTAGGTAGAGTGAGAGGTAAATTTAGTGGTGCATTAAAAGTACCAGATGCTGAATTAACAATGGATTATGACAGTTTATTGAGTGAAGGTAAAGAAGAACAAACTAAATTATTAGAAGATTTGGATGCTAGATTAGAAAGATTAAGTAACGCTAAACAATTAGAATTAAAAGCAGGTGAGGCAGAAAACTTAAATAAATCTTTACAATATAGACCTCTCGGACTGTTTGTTATCTAAACAATTTTCATCTACAATATTGTATTCTTCGAACATATATGTTGGGGATAAGTTTATTAAATCCCAAAACAACCTTTCTTCATTAGTTATAGTTAATAAATCCTCTATTGTATCTTGATCACCTTCTTTCATAGGTTGTCCAGAAGTCAAAGTTAATTGTTTTTGAGTGAAATATTGTCTATCTAAAGGTGTAGTAATTAAAATATCGTCTCTTACTTCCGGTGAGAAACATACTAATAAGGGTTTTATTCTTTTGTTAAATGCATCTATATACCTTTCTATATTATATTCACCTGTAGCGTCAGGATTATTTTCTATTACATCATTAGGTATTAATCTACAATTAAGTTTAACTATAGAGTCACCCATAAGAGTTCCGTATGCTTGATCAGTTGATATACCAGTGTTGGCTTCTTTATTTTTTGAATTACTACGAACCCAATTATCTTCAGACCATGACATCTCCCACCCATTTTTTAAAAGGGTATTCTTTTTTTCTTCATAATTTTTACCTTCTTTGGCAAACATATCCATCTGACTTTCACTCCACCCTTTCTTTGGTTTATTAACTTTTTGTACGTCACCGTGTGACTTTTTTGTACCAGTATTAACGTAATAAATAGTATCACCTAAATCTACAGTTAATCCTTCTTTTATAATTAATTCCATATGTGCTTGTTTAGGTAATGGGTTACCAGCAACATTTAATTGTAATGATCTTTTTTCATAATCTTTAACCGACATTCTAACTCTTGATTTATTAGCAATTTTAGAAAGTGGTACTTCTTGATTATATATCTTTTCTATTGTGTCATAATATTCATTAACAAATTCGTATCCCTTACCTTTTAATAACATGTGAATACCCACATCTATAAATTCCGCAATGTACGTAGGTAATTTTTTAGATTTAATAGTGTTACCTACTAATTTTACTTTTCCATCGATTAAATCTGCATAATTTTTACGAGCTAAATTAATAGTTGATTCACATATTTCATCTACATCTAATCCCATTACCCCTTTCATATACTTGTCATTATATTCTGCCACAACGGCATCTAACCCTCTATACGTTTTACCTGTCTCATTAAATCTATGATTACCATTAGAAGTATATATATTATCTTCTACATACTGTGGTATAGAAAAGTTAAATCCATCAGTATCACCTACTAAAGGTCTAAATCCTTTTTTATTAAAGAATCTTATCATATGTCTTAAGTATTGTCTACCAGTACAAGTAATCTTTTCCCCCATATTACTATCACCCCAAGGAAATACATTAGGTGCAGATATAGAACCGAACATACCATTATTTAATATTTTTAATGGTAATTGTTTTTTATCATAATATTCTGATTTTTCTTTTTCACCTAATTTAGCGTGTTTAGATTTTAACTCTTTATATAAATTACGATAATCGTAATTATATTGAAGTAATCCTCTCATTGCTCCTGTGACATCACACTCAGTAAAAACATTGTGTGTTAATTGAATAGATGGGTATAGAGATGCAAAGTCAAACTTCACTACATTTTCTGTAAACCCTACCTCTAATAGTCTAGATAATCCACCAGTAAAACCTTTAGTCGGCATAGTATGTGGTATACCTAACCCATTATGGTAAGACCACCCTAACATTAATAGTTTCCATGTGGCTGCCGTACCCATAGTTGATGATCTCATAAATGAAGTAGGTAATATCTTCGATAAAAGAAAGGTTGCTTGATTAAATATATTATCTACCTTTTCGGTTTCCCATAAATCATCTATTAGATATCTTTCTACAATATATTTACCAGTAACTTGTTTACTATTATCTGGTAAATCACCACTAACTATACCCCACTCTCCATTTTCTTCTATAAACCAATACTTATTATCTACATCTTCCCATACTTTACTAATCTTATCGCCTGGAATATAAACCCTATTAGGTTTTGCCGCATTAGAATACTTAGTAATGTATTTAAGACTTGCTTGTTTAATTGATGAATTAATTGCTTGTGCCCTTCTAACCGCATGATATACATCCATTATATTATAACCCCACATAACAGTTTGTTCATAATACTCCATCTCAGGACCCATTTTTAAACTCTGTTTTTTTCTATAGAAAGGAATATTACCTAATGTTTTAGCAATTTGTCCTATTTCTAATCTTAATAGTTGTGCCCTTTTAACTATATAATACCAGTCAAAATTTTCTGAGTTATATCCCGCAATAATTGCTGGTTTAAGGTGATCTATAATTTTGAAAAAAGTTATAATAGCTTCTCTTTCCCTTTCCCTTAATTCTCTTCTTGTCCCACCTTCTATAGATAATACATGTTGAAATCCTCTATTATCTTTTATACCTATTTGAAAAATCCTACCATCTGATGGATCTAAACTAGTAGTCTCAATATCAAAGGATAAACGATGTATATCATCATAATTTTCAAAACCTTTAAATAATCGTTTACCTGTTTGTATAAGAAATTGTTCTGTTGGGTTGATTGCTAAAAAATTATCTCTATGTTCTTCACTATATACTGGTGTACCACCTTCTTGAAAAAACTTTAATAAATCACCATATGTACCCTTACATCTTACTAAAAACTTATAACCTAATTCTAACCTCTCAACTACCTCATTATTTTCGTCATTAATATTTAGTGGTATAAACTTAACTTTATACTCTTTCATTTTATCTTTTATCTTCCTTCTATCACCTTTATAAAAAACAGTCATATTAGGAGACTTCATCCATAAAAAAGGTTTTAACCTATGTTTTTCAATACGTTTTCCGTTTTCAGGGTCGTGAATTATTAGACTTATTTTATTCTCCTTATAAGAAGACTCAACCCCTACAATATATTTCTGATCGTCATATCCTTCTAAGTATGTTTCAATTTCTTTTACAGTTGCAGGCATATTATATAATATTAATTATTATTACAAATATACGAAAAAAAATGTAATTATCAAACTTCTAAGACATTAATAAATAATTTGTCTCTAATTGGTGCAATTAATGTTCCCGTACCGTCTAAAAATTCTATAATAAATTCACCGTTAAATTTACCAACTTTTTTAGTATCCCTATTTCTCCAATTATATACAATATAATATTCGTTTTCATCTCCACCTATATCACAAGATTCACATTTTAATTCAATATCTGCCGGTGAATTGGCGATTCTTTTAACTTTATTATCTACATCATACATATTAAATTTAATAGTTGCATTTTGTATTTTTTCAAAAAACTTTTTGAAATCATTTCTACCATCATTTATTAATTCCATTTTTAGTGGTGGTAAAGTACTATTTTGATTTATAAAAAATTCCATATTAAGTAACGATAAATTGTGACGTTATTGTTATATCATCTATTGCAATTGGTGGTTGAGATCCAACAGTACCATCATTTCTCCACCTTAACATAAATCTAGCTTGTTCACCAGGAGTCCATAAAGTAGTAGGTACTGATATTGTCTCCAATTGCCAGTTACCCTCAGTTGCACCTGCCACATAACTAGTATTTAAACGATTACCGGTTCCACCACCCATTTCGTAGTCTTCAAAATCACCTTCTTCGCCATCGTCACGTGGTGTAAATGTTGTAGGTGCCAATCCAACCATTCCATAATCAAACGAAGACTCACCTACACATGTCCAATAAAAGCTAACTGTTAATGCAATACAACTAGATGGGACATCAAAATCTACATACATATAAGAATTTATTTCATCTCCAGTTTCATCATACTGATACGGTGGTACACCACCAGCCCAAGTTTCATCACTTATATAAGCTGAATTACTACCAGTTCTAGAAGTGTCACTACTAACTGTCCATATATTTTGTGGAGATCCTGCAGTAGATGATGGTTGTCTGAATACCCAACCATTCGCTACACCTAAATCACTCCAATCTTCCTCTAATAGAATTTGTGTATCCACCACTAAAGGTTGTGCTTGTTTACCTAAACTCCATTTAGAAACTTCTAAATCAAAAGATATTAAATTAATAGTTGTGGCTTGTATATGTTCTAATCTAAAAAGAATTATATCGCCTTCATAATA